TCCCCGGGCGAGGATGCCTCGCCTCCCGACGGGATGCCGCCGGCCGGTTCTGCCGATCCGGGCTCGGGGAAGGCCCCTCCTTACGAGCCCGACGATGTCGAGGAGACGTGCCCGCGCTGCGGTCGAACCTACCCGGCATCGGCCGATACTCATCACTCCGAGCTGGAATGCACCGAGAACCTCGAAGCCGACCGGAAGTGCGGCTCCTGCGGTGCCCACAAGGACGGCCCGCACGAGGACTGGTGCCCGACGCTCGTTCACACGATGACCCCCGAGGAACTCGGGCGACAGCCACGCGAGCCCGTCGGCGGCCCCCAGGAGGGCGAGGGCCTCGAGGTCTTCACTGCCCGGCGTATCGCCGAGCTGCAGGCGCTAAACCGCCCGACTATCGTCGCCCGCGCCGAAGCCGAATCCGAGTGGCGCCGGTTCTACGAAGAAAAGGCCACCGGAACCACTTGCCAGCACTGCGGCTGCACTCGCAGCGACGCATCGAAGCCGTGCCCGGACTGCGGGGCGGCACCCCAACTGCCGATAGGAGGCACAACACCATGAACGCTCCACCCGCTATTTCCCAGGAATCTGCCGACCGACTCGCCGATGCCCTCGAGAAGCTCGAGAACGCCCGGGTCGACCTCGTGACGGCTCCCGCCGGGCTGAAACCCGCCAGAGCGCTCGACTACCTTCAGGTCCGCGAAGCGAGCTCACCGGCCTTCGAGGCCGCCCAGCGCGAGTACGAACTGCTCAAGGCCGGCGCCAGCACTCCCGGCGCGCCGCCGGTCGACGCCGAGGTCCCGGCCGAAGTCGACGGGATCAACGTGCTGCCGCCCCCGAACGAGATCGTCACCGCCGAGAACGTGGCCGAGTTCGCGGGCGGGATCGGCTATTTCGTCGCCAACGCGGAAAAGAGCGTTGCGGTCGAAGTCACGAGGCTTGCCTTCGGACCTGGCACGCAAGTGGCGGTGCTCGACAACGGGGCGATCTCCACCGTCGCGCTCTCGGAGCCGATGCTGCTCCAGCTAATCTCCGGGGGCCTTATCCCGATTCCGGTCACCGGCTTCGCCAACGCCTACACGGAGGTCTCCGACCTGCCCGAGGAGTCCCAGGAGGATTTGCCCCCGGCCCCCGCCGCCGGCGAGCCCGCCGCCCCCCAGGGCACGCCGCCCCCAGCCGCGCCGGCGGAGTAATACCGTGGGCCTCCTCTGCCTCGATCTGGACGGAACCCTCGTCGAGAGTTCGCTGGTCGAGCGTGACGGCAAGCTGCAACCGGCGCTGGGCCTCTTCACCGAGCCCCGGTTGCGGCCCAACGTCTACGACGTGATCCAGCGCTCCGCCCTGGAGGGTGACTCCTTCGCGATCGTCACCAACCAGGGCGGCGTCGCATGGGGGTACGCAACGGCAGAGGAGGCCTACGCCCGCATCTCCCGCACAATCGGCCTGCTCGACTGCTTCTTCGGGCGCCCGCTCAGCATCCACGTCTGCTTTGCACATCCGCGGGCGACGATCGAGCGCTACCGCGAGGGCCACTACCGACGCAAGCCCAACCCGTCGATGATCTTCGAGGCAACCGCCGCTCATGGCGATAACGGCATCGGCGTGACTGGCAAACACGAAGAGCCGGTCCTGATGGTCGGCGACCTCGACGACGACAAAAGGGCTGCCGTGGCGGCCGGTGTCGACTTCGTGCACGCAAGCGAGTTTTTCACTTGGTAGCTTCTCGCTCCTGTGGCGGGTAGGGGCCGTAAACGCGAACAGAAGCTCCAGCGCATCAGGGAAGCCAACGAACGCCTTGAAGGCCGGCAGCCACCGAAGGACACGCGGGGAGGCTCGAATTCCCCTCAGCGGCGCTCTCAGGGCGTCAGGCGGCGTCGTTAGGCTCGCTCCGGCGGCGTAGAGCAACGGCAGCTCACCGGACCAGAGAATCCGGAGGTGCCCGTTCAAGTCGGGTCGCCGCCCATTCGATGCCCCCAGCCGCCACCTCAGAGTCGACCCTTGAGCAGCACGAGCAGCTCCGGGGTCGTCTCCAAAGCGACGACGTCTTCTACGCGAAGAGTTGCCTGAAGATCGTCGACCAGCGGGAACAGACGGTTGCCCTCGACCCGAAGCCGGCCCAACTGCGGCTCGCCCAGATCAAGGCCAAACAGGAAGCCGAAGGCAAGCCGGTCCGGATCATCGTCCTGAAGGCCCGCAAGGAGGGGATATCGACGATGGTCCAGGGCATGATGATTAAGCGGGTCACGCAGCGGCGCAACCACAAAGCCCTCGTTGTCGCCCACGACGGCAAAACCTCAGGCGAGCTCTTCTCGATCGGCGAGACGATGTATTCCGAGTTGCCGGACGAGATCATCGCCGCCCACACGGCTGACGGCGGTCTCGCGCTCAAGCCACCGGTCGCCGGGTCCAGGAAGGGCCAGGAGATTCGGCTCGGCGAGCCCTCCCGCCGGCGCCGGCTTGAGGGTCACCGTGGACTGAACAGCACCTACCTGGTCGACACCGCCAACGAGTACGAGAGCTATCGTGGGTTCACGTTCCACAGCCTGCACTTGAGTGAGCTGGGCTTCTACGCCTCGCCCGAGAAGAAGCTCAAGTCCCTGCTCAACACCATGCCGGAGGAGCCGGGGACGATGGTGGTGATCGAGTCGACGGCGAACGGCTACAACCTTTTCCGCCGGCTCTGGGTCGCTGCGGTCTCCGGCAACTCCGACTACTACGCCCTCTTCATCGCGTGGTACGAGGACCCCGACTACTGGCGCCCTTTCCCCAGCGAAGAGGCTCGGGACAGCTTCATCGCCGAAATTGGCACCGGTGAGTACGGCGAAGAGGAGCCAGGGCTCGTTGAGCTTGGCGTCAAGCCGGAGCAGCTCTATTGGCGTCGCTGGGCGATCGCCAACCGCTGTCACGGCGACCTGCGGACCTTCTGGCAGGAGTACCCGGCCGACTGGGAGCAGGCGTTCCTCGCCACCGGCCGCCAGGTTTTCGCCCCCGTGCTCGTCTCCAAGGTGCTCGAGTCGACTGAAACGACGGACCCCCAGGCCGAGCGCGGCCTGATCAAGCCCGGCAGCTTCGAGCAGGGTGTCTACATGGGCCGCACGGTCGAAATTCCGCGAGAGCCTCTGTGGACGCCGGAGAGCACGGCCAAGATCGCCATCGCGACCCCGCTGTGGCGCCGTTGGGCGCCGCCTGACCTCGGCGACTATGCGCTGGAGCAGCCGCCCGGGCAGTACGCGATCTACGTCGACTCCGCGTCTGGGGTCGAGACGGTCAGCGAGGGGTCCGACTACTTCTCGATCCAGATCGTCAACCACCGCACCCTCGAGCAGGTTGCGGAATGGCATGCCCGCGGCATCGACGCCGACGTGGTCGCCCAGGAGGTCTATCTCGCCGCGCAGCTCTACACCGTGCAGGCCGGCGACACGAAATGGCTGCCGTGGGTGGCGGTCGAGATCACCGGCGGTTACGGGCAGTCGATCGCCTCGAAGCTCTGGCGGGTGTGGAAGTACCCGATGCTCTATTTCCGCCGCCCCGCCGAGCAGAAGGGCGAGAAGCTCGAGAGGCGCCTCGGCTGGTCCACCGACCAGAAGACGAAGCCGCTGATTGTCGACCACGCTAAGGAGCTCCTGCGTCTCGGCCGTCACGGGATCCGCTCCAAAGCCCTGGCCGGCGAGATGCAGACCTTCGTCAAGGACGAGAAGGGCAAAATGGGGGCCGAGGAGGACTACTTCGACGACCGCCTGATCGCGTGGATGGGCGCCGTCTATATCGCCCAGGAGAAGCCGCTGAGACGGCTCAAGACGGCCGCCGATTCGGGGGCTATGGTGCGGGCTCCGTCCATGCACATCCGCCCTCACAGTCGCCGCTGATGCCCTCTCAGGTCTGGGTTCCTGCCTCGGCGCGCCCGGCCTTCAAGTGCGAGGTGCCGGGGTGCGACGCGGAGTTCCGGGCCGACGAAGAATCGAAATTCCTGCGTCACGTCCCCCGTTGCGCCGCCCGTCACCGCGGCAACATCCTCGAGCTCTCCGAGGAGCGCGCCGACGCCAGGAGCCGTGACCCACTCGAGGGCGCCTTCGACGAGGAAGCGCTCGACTTCCAACGGCGCAAGTACGGCAGCGGCTAGGCCGTCCGCTTCGGCTGGTGCAATCCAGCGCGACCAACCCCGCCGCCGAAGAGAGGACTGTCTCGAATGGACCCCAACCCGACCCCTTCCGAACGCACCTGGACCGTGCCTTGCTACGTCACCACGGCCGAGGGCGATCTGCTCCCCGACCCACAGGGCCTTGCCAGTGCGCTCTACGAGGTCCAGGCGATCCTCACCCGTGTCGGTGGGGTCATCCAGATGGGGACGAAGCGCGAGTCGATCCCGGTGCCACCGGGCTACCCGGAGCAGATCGCGACGACAGCGGTGGTCGTGCGATGGAAGGCGTTCGCCCCGGTTGTTCGAGACGACCCTGCCGCCGAGATCGCCAGCGCCGAGACGATCCCCCTTGCGCCACCCGTACCAGTGGCCACCGAGGCCCCCCCGCCCACGCAAGAGGGCTAGCTCGTGGACGAACCCCGGCAGAGCACAGAGGACAAACAGCTCCTCGAACGCGTCATCAAGGTGCTCAACACCTGGGAGCCTTACCACAAGCGGTGGGGCAAGAAGGCCGATCACTACTACTCGCTCTACCGCAACTACCAGAACTGGCAAACGGCCCTCTCCGAAAGCAACTCGCCGAACGGCCGCGACGCGATCTTCCGTGACGGCCAGACCGAGTTCGGGCCTGAGCTTTTTATCCCGATGTGCTTCTCGACGGTCGAGACGATCGTGCCAGCGATGCTGGCCAACCCGCCCTCCCTGGACGGGATCCGGCCGCGGACTCCGGCCTCCGACAGCAACGTCGCCAACGTCAAGGCGATGCTGGAATCCCAGCACGAACAGATCGACTACGAGCTGAAACTCCAGACCGTCGCCAAGGACGGCCTGATCTACGGCACCGGCGTCCAGAAGTGCTACTGGCGAAAGGACTGGCGCAAACGCCGGGTGTTGGTGAACTCCGTGCTCCCCGGCGGCGGCCTCGTTCCGCAGGAGATGTGGAAGCTCGTCTTCGACGATCCCGACGCCGACGCCGTCGATCCCAAGGATTTCATCGCGGATCCGTTCGCCGCCGAGATCGCCGTGGCAGAGGGCGCCTTCCACCGTACGTGGCGGTCAAACCGCTACGTCGAACGGATGATCGGCTCCGAGCAGTGGCGGAATCTCACCGGCCTCAGCGGGGACCAGCTTGCAGCCCTTGCCAACGACAAGAAGTACGACGAAGTGTGGAACGAACGAAATACGGCGAGGTCACAGCCGCAGCGCCAGACAGGCACGACGCCCGCCGGCGGCACCGGCGCCAAGATCATCCACGAGGTGCTCGAGTTCCACGACGGCGAACAGGTCGTCACCATCCTCGACCGCCAGGTCGTCGTCGCCTCCGGCCCCAACCCGAACTGGCACGGCGAGTTGCCGTTCCAGGTATTCCGGCCCACGCAGGTCACCCACGAGCTGCACGGCATCGGTGAGATCGAGCCGATCGAGCGCCTCCAGGAAGAGCTCAACACCCTCCGCACCCAGCGCCGCTACAACGCCGACCTCGTCCTGCAGCGGGTCTTCGCCTACCACGAAGGGCTCGTCGACCGCAACGACATCAAGTTCGGGCCGGGTTATGCAATCGGCGTCAACGGCGACCCGCGCGAGCTGCTCTTCCCGATCCAGGTCGGCGACATCCCCCACTCCGGCTACGAAGAGGAGGATCGCATCGGCGCCGACATCGACCGGACATCGGGAATCTCCGACGTGATCGCCGGCGCGGGGATGCAGGGCGGCGGCGACACCGCGACCGGTGTGCAGCTCGTCCAGAACGCGGCCTCTCGCCGGATCGAAAACAAGACGCGGCGTCTCGAGCTCGAGGTGATCAACCCCGGCGCCCGGCAGTTCGTGCTGCTCGACCAGCAGCGGATTCTCACCGATCGCGACGTAAGGATCCCGGTCCAGCCGACCCCGGGCGAGCCCGACCGGCGCTGGGCATGGATCCAGGTCGGCCCCCAGGAGCTCATGGGCGAATTCGACATTCGGACCGACCGCGGCTCGACGCAGCCGGAAAACATCCCCCAGAACCGTGCCGACGCTCAGATGGCGATGACGCTCTTCGGCCAGAGCGCGAGCGTCGATCAGCAGAAGCTTGCGGAATGGTCGATCGGAAAGCTGGGCGTGCCGCGGCCCGAGGAGTGGATCGCACCGCCGAACCCGACCGTCCCCGCCGAGGTGCTCGACCGTCTGGCCGAACAAGGCGTGCCGCGCGAGCAGATTATCGAAGCCCTGGCCCAGGCCGGCGGCCCGGATCTTCTCGGGGGCGCCGCCGGGGCTAACCCGGCCGGTCAGCCCGGCGGGGAGCCACAGGGACCGTCTGCCCCTCCCCCAACTGAACCCATAGGAGAAAAACCGTGAAATTCATAATCGGCAGCACCCCGGCTTTCCCGGTGGGTACGACTGTCAAAGCGTACTCCTCGTCCAACTGGTCGCAGTCCCAGCTTCCGCGCGAAGGCAAACCCGTGGGGGCCGCCACAGCCGAAGCCGTGGTCGCCGCCGATGGCTCCCTCGCCTTCTCCGGTCTCGCTGCGTCGACCAAATATCAGGCGGTCGCCGAAGTCGGAGGTGTGTGGAAGTATCTCCGTTTCCAGACTGATGCTGGGGCCGGCACAGGAGCCTCCGTTGCCACCACTCCAGCCGAAAGTGTGACCGCTAAAAATGCTTCCACAGCCGTCGTAGCTGCCAATTCGGATAGGCGGCTGCTCATCATTACCAACGATGGTGGCAACACTGTCTACCTATGCCTGGGGAAACCGGCGGTGGCCGGCAAGGGTCCGCGCCTGAACAAAGAAGGCGGGTTCCTGGTGATCACTGGGGACGAGTATGACGGCGAAGTAACCTGCATCACCAAAGAAGGCGAATCCAACGTCTCATTCTCGGAGTCCTGATTCTCGGTGATCAGCCGTATCGCCACATTCGCTCACTCGGGTAATCCCACGATTGCCCCTACGGCTGCGTTGCCTGCGACCCAGAAAGATGACATCCTGGTTCTTGCAGTTGCGAACGGGGGTTCCAACTCGAACCCAGCGATCAGTGGCACGTCGGTCGCTCTCGGTGGATTGACCTGGACGAGAAAGGTGTCGGGGGTCGGCCCGATCCAGGCGAACGCTTTCAACGGTTCGTTTTGGTGGGCGCGGGCGAAAGAAAACCATGTGGGACAGACGGTGATCGCAACTACCGTCGATTCCGGCTCGCTTGTCGGGGCCGTGTATAGGGGTGCTGCATCGTCTGGCGATCCGTTGCGATTTGGGCTTGCGGAAAACAATGAACTCTCTGGCAATACGGGAATAACAGCGGAAACCCCACTCTTGGCCGGGGATTTCCTGATATTCGGGGTGGCGGTAGACGATAATTCGACAGCTCCTACCGATCGCATCTTCTTGAAATTGGGTGGCGAAGTCGTAAGCGGCGAAAAAGTAGCTGTGTACTCAATGAGCGAAGGCGGTGCCGATACAGGTGCGGCGCTCTGGGACTACCGGGCCCTAAGCACGGACACGTTGGAAGCCGCAGAAGCCGAAATACTGGAACCCGAATCGCGCTCGATCTGTGTTGTGGCCGCATTGATCCCGTTGCCCGAAGAAGAAGGCGGTGCGCCATCGCCTATGCCTGGCCGTATCGGGGTTCGGTGCCGGATGAGGAATCCATGATCGAACTGTCCAACGTCGCCTCGGTCTTCCCGGTGGGTACGAAAGTCGGTCTCTACGTCGACGCCGTCTTCGATGCGGGTCAGCCCTCTCCGGTGGGTCCCGCTATCTCAACGGCCGTCGTCGCCGGCGACGGCTCTCTCGCCTTCGAAGGGGGTGTCAACGACGGCACGACGTACGTCCTCGCGGCCAAACTCAAAGGCGAATGGAAGGTGATGCGCCGCACGACCACGGCGGCGACTAGCGAGACCGGGAAACCCGTAGGCCCTGCCGGCGGCGATCTGGCGGGCGAATACCCCGATCCTGAATTTGCCGTCGATATGGCGACCCAAGTTGAGCTTGAAACAGTGAAAAAAATCGCCGAAGAAGGCCTGCGTACGCCAGTCATCGATGTGACTGGACCCCTCTACGGGGCCGTAGGCGACGAAAAAACCGACAACACTCTGGCGATCCAGGCCGCCATCGACGATGCCAGTAAAGCTGGCGGTGGGGTTGTTTACTTGCCCGCCGGGGTCTTCATGACGAAAACGCTGAGTATGCGCTCTAAGGTCTGCTTGCGGGGTGCGACCCGGCAAACGAGCTGGCTTAAACTGATCTCCGGCTCTACTGACCTGCTCAGCACCTTGAAACTCGGCGAAGGTGGCCAGGACGGCTATACCGCCCGTGAACTCACGCTCGACGCCAACGAAGCGGGCGGTGGGCTCGGTAGTGCCTGGAACTCCGACGGCCGCAAGGTGACCGGCTTCGATATCGAGATCCGTAACGGCAAGGTCAACGGTCTCCGTCATCGGCAGAGTGGCACCGAACTGTCCGCTGCCGAAGGGGGGGACGATTCGTTCTTCCTCTGGGTCTGGGCCTTCAACAATGGTGAAAACGACATCTTGGATGAAGCGCACGACTGCACCTTCACGCACTGCCGTCTGATCGGTAAGGCCAAAAATGGCTTCAAAAACACCGGCCCGGGCTCGGAGGCGATTCTCTATGACGTGCACGTTTGGTCGAAAAGCGAACGCCACGAACGCTGCTTCAATTTTGAAACTACTTGGATTGCAACTGCTTGCACCGCCGAGGGCGCTTCGGTCGCACAGGTACGAGTCAAGGGCGCGGGGGTCTGGAATGGCGGAAGGGTCTTCAGCGTCGCCGGGGCGGAAAACACGCCGGGCTTCGAACTGGTCGAATCCGGCTCTCGCCTGACCACACGGGCCACCGTGATCAACGCGACGGGGACCGGCGGAGCCTTTAGGGCGGTCGGTGAAAGTGTCGGCTCGGGCTCGGACCTCGATTTCATCTTTGAAGGCGGCAAATCCGTCTGCTTTACAAAGGCAGAAGGCGCGAAAATCGGCTTCTCTGAACATATCCGCGTCACGCCGAACCTGCGTGGCGAAGTCACGATCGGCGAACCACCGTCGGTGCCATCGATTCCTTCCGCCGCCGAACTCACCGTCGACTCGAACGCCCGCATCGTCAAGGTGTCTGGCAAAGAAGAAGTGAAAAAAGTCAAGGCGACCTACGGTGGGCACGTGGTCACCTTCGTCACCACATCCGAAGCCAAATTCGCAGATGGCGAAAATCTGAAGCTCAAAGAAGCCTTCTCAGGCACGCCCGACGACACGATCACGCTGGCGTGCGACGGGACCAACTGGTACGAGACCGGTAGGAGCCCCAACTGATGCGCCCAACCCGCCGCACGCAGCCCTATAGGAAAGGCCCCCGGCCTCCGAGCCCGCAGTTGAAGGCCATGCAGCGTGGCCGCACCCTCTACGGCCAGAACCCCGCCGACATCTCGAGGCTTGCCACCAAGCGAGCCACCCAGCGCCGTCGCCGCTTGCAGCGCTAGCCGTCCGCTGGCCCCCTTACTTTCCGCCCGATGGAATTCACGCTAGACCGGCCCGCCGCCTTCCCAGTCGGCACTTCGGTGAATCTCTACTTCGCCGAGGCCGTGGTCGACGAGGCCACGCACCCCGCCGGAGACCCGCTGGACACCCAGATCGTCGGGTTCGTCGAAGAAGTCGAAGACGAAGAAACCGAAGAAATGAAAGTCGTGCTCGACGAGGCCAGCACCGCGGTCGTCTTCAAAGGGCTCGAAGCTCGCAGGTACGCTGCGGGCGCCGAAGTCGACGGCGAGTGGCGGTTCCGTTTCTTTCAGGCCACCGCTTCTTAGCGTCGTCCGTACCTCCGGCTACTTTTTCGCCCGATGGATTCGCTCCCTTCCGCAGTCGGCTACTGGCGCAAGATTCTGCGCGGCCAATCCACGCAGAATCTCTTCACGCTAGGCGAACAGGTTGAAGAGCTGCAGCGCAACGACGGCTTCGGCGCGGTGATGAACCTCGTGAAACAGGGTCGAGAGGCTCTCGTGCGCGGGGCCACCGAGGGCCCAACGCGCGACCTGGCCCAGTATGCCCGCCTCATGGGCAACATCGCCGGTTTGGACGATCTCCAACATATCTGCACCGCCATCCTCGAGGCCGTCGCGAGTCGACGGGACGAGGAAGAGAAACGGATCGCGGCCGAGGGCCGTGCCACAACCGATCAAGAGGAGCCATCGTGACGAGCGCACGACTGCCGGTACCGAGCAACCCCAGTGCCCTGTCTGCCTGGGCAAACGACTTCGAGGCCCGCTTCGGGATCCCGCCGATCGCCGGCGGCGAGACGACTACAGTCGCTCCGCCGTCCCCCGCCGCCGCGCCGGCCACTCCGACAGCGCAGCCAGCGGGCACCCCTGCCGCCCCGGCTGCTCCTGCGGAGCCCGCCGCGCCGGCCACTCCGCCCGCCGCTGCCGCACCCGCCGGCGAGCCCGCTGCCCCCGACCGCCCGCCCTGGGCCGACGATCTCTTCTCGCGCATGGATCAGTTGGCGCCGCCCCAGCAGGTCGATCCCCTCGCGGTCGACCTCGGGCTCGTCGACGCTCCGTTGCCTCCCTTTGGGCAGGATCCCTCGCAGGCCGCCCCCATGGCGCCGCAGGCTCAGCCTGGATTCCCACCTTCCGGTCAGGCGCAGCCTGGCCCAGCGGACGGCCTCCCGGGTCAGCCGCTACCCGGTCAGCCCGGCGAGAACGAGCTGATCCAGCGATACATCGACGAGCGCGCCGCCACGGCCGCTCAGCGCATTATCGAGGAGCGCGTCAATCCCATCCTGCAAGGGCAGGCCGCGGATCGGCGTCGATCGGAGGGCGCGGCCCTCACGAAGGACTATCCGGAGCTCAAAGACCCGGCCAGGGCGAACGCCGTAGTGCAGGGCGCTCGTCAGTGGTCGCAAGCGATCTTCGGAACCCCCGACGCCGCCGGCGAGCCCGGCTTCGTTGAGATGTACCTCCTGGCAAGTAAGGCGATGGAGTCGGCCGAGGGCGCAGCCCCCGCCGTGCCCGGCCAGCCAGAGGTTCCCATCGAGACCCCCGGCGCCGCCTCCCCTGGCGCTCCCACGACACCCGAGAACGAGCTCGTGCAAAGGATCAAGTCGGCCGGCCCCGGAGGGAACCTTCCCTCCATCCTGGTCTAGCCGTTCCACGATCTGCGGCGAGCGTGACACAGGAGACTCACTCGAAATGCTCACCTACTTGAAAGCGATGGCCCAGAACCGGGCCTCTCGCGCTCGTCGCTACCTCCGCGGAGTCGCCCGCGGCTTCCGCTTGCTGCCGCCGGCGGACGCCCTGTCGCTCCTCTTCAACCCCTCGCACGCTCGTCTCTTTGCCCCGATCGCCGGTGGCGAAGAAGTGGTCGAAGGGCAGCGAGGCATCGCCAACACGCCCGAACGTGGCCAAGAATTCGATATGCGGCAGGCGATCCTCGAGCTGGAGCCGAACTCCTCGCCGCTGCTCGTCTTCAGCAAGCAGGCCGAATCTCTCGCCGCGATCAACCCGAAGTACTCGTGGTGGGAGGACAAGCTCAACGCCCGCTTCGACACCTGCGCCAAAGAAGCCGAAAAAGCGGTGACCAAAATCAAAGTCGGCAACCAGAACCTCTGGGCGGCCGACGACCTGATCTACATCACTCGCACCGGCGAGACGATGCGGGTCACCGGCAAAGAAGGCTCCGAAGAAGTCGTTGTCGTCCGCGGGGTCGGTTCGACCGCCGCGACGATCAAAGCCGAAGACGAGCTGATGCGAGTCGGCTCGGCTGCCCAGCAAGGCGCACTCGACAAGGCGGCGCGGTCGCGCAACCCGGTCGAGATCGTCAACTACACGCAGATCTTCCGCGAACCCGTCGACGCGACGGCGACCCGCCTTGCGACCCGCGACCGGACGCAGCCCCGCGACTGGGACCGCCAGGTCAACCATGCCGGGATCGAGCACGCCAAGGACATCGAGTACGCGGCGATGCTCGGCCACCCGTCGATCGACACCACGGGCTCGCAGCCGCGGACGACGACCGGTGGGTTCGCCCACTTCGCCACCCAGAACATCACCGACGTCGGGGGCGAAATGACCGAGGTGGAGTTCTGGAACGCCTGCACGCCGGCCTTCCGGTATGGCTCCCAGAAGAAGCTCGGCGTCCTCTCCGCGACGGCCGCCAGCATCATCACGGGCTACCCGCGGTCCAAGGTGATCGTCACCCAGCCGGATCCCAGCCTCACCTTCGGGATCCACATCACCCAGATGATTACTCCGCACGGCAAGATCCTCAACCTGGTCACGCACTGGTTGATGGAGGGCAAAGAACTCTCCAAGCAGATCTGGATCGTGGACCTCTCCAACGTTGGCTATCGCTACCTCGACGGCGGCGAAGGCAACCGCGACACCCACATCCGGCACAACATCCAGGCCAACGGCCAGGACGGCAAGAAGGACGAGTACCTCACTGAGTGTGGGTTCGTCTACAGCCAGCCCCTGACCCACGGCAAGATCGTCAACATCACGTCGTAGGTGGTAGGTGGGGGGTCCTCGGGCTCCCCACCGCCCCTTCTCGTGGAACGAGAAAGGAATCGGTGAAGCAGCATGAATGCAACCGCCACTGAGACGACGGGAGCCCCGACGGTCACCTTCGTCTCGAAGACCAACAACCTGCGGCTGGTGAAGAAAAACGCCCGCAACCAGCCGATCGGCGAATCGGGCGACTACCGCCAGATCCCCGGGGAAGATTTTCAGTTCTACGACGGGGTCCTCAACGTGAGCGATCCCGACGACCTCGCGTGGCTTCGAGCGCACGGGGAGCTGGGAAAGCTCTTCCACGAGCGAGGCGCCGAGGCCGATCGTCCGGTCGAGGATTCCTCGGCTCTGCATAAGGAACTCGTCGAGCTCGCCTACGACGGGAAGTTCGCGGAGATCGCCGACATCCTCACGGCCGAGCGGAGCACCTATAGCCGCCCGGACGTGCTTGCGGCGTGCGAAGCGTTCCTGACCAGCGGGGGGAGCGACGTGCCAGCGAAACCGGAGACGCCGGAGCACGAGCTCGAACGGACGCGCACGGAGCCGGCGGTAGGGGCTTCGGTCCCCGAGGTCGTCGCCCCGGGAACGGCGGGAGAGCCGGTCGCCGACACGCCGCCGGTTGCGAGCTAGGCGCCCCTGGGGGCCTCCCCCATGCGCACGTTCGACGATGCCGTAGCTCAGCTACAGGGGGCCGAGGCCGGGGGCTTCGACTTCTCAGCGACGCAAGCCGCCACGCTCCTCAACGAGGGGCTGAAGCGGCTTGCGTCGCGTTCGGAATGGATCCGCACCGAGCTCGACCTCGGGCCCACCGTCGCCGCACAGGAGCTCTACTCGATCCCCGACAACGTCGTCCACGTCCGCGGCCTGGCTGTCGGAGGCGTCCCCTACCTCCTCAAGGACGTGACGATCGTCTGGGACGTCAAGAACGGCACCCGCTCGCTGCATCTCACCGGCGGCGTCGGCGGTATCTACGCCGAGCGGTTCGACGAAACGGGCATCGCGAAGCAGATCGGCCTCTGGCCCATCCCCGAAGCCGACGAACTCCCGATCGTCGGGCTGGCCTCGATCGAGCCCGACGACCTCAAAGGCGAAGACCAGATCCCCTTTCCCCCGGAGTTCCGGCGTGCCGCACTCGACTACGCGAAGGGCATCGCCTACGAGGACGTCGACGAGAACCCGACGTCGGGCAACTACTTCATGGGGCGGGCCGAGACCCGTGCCGAGGAACTGCGCCAACTCGCCAACCGCCGCGTCAGCGAAGGCCCTCTCAAGATCCCGGTGGCCGGACACTCGCGCTGATGCCACTCGGGCGGGTTCTCCAAGAGGAATTCCGCGGTGGCGAACAGAGGGACTTCGCTCCGCACCTAATCGACCCGCGTGCCGTCTACAAGGCGCTCAACTCGATGCTCGACGACGACGGGTCGATCTACCGCCGTGGAGGCTCTGTAAGCGTCTCTAACGCTCCATTCGGGTCTGCCCTGCGGGGAGTGTGGGAGGGGTGGCTCCAGGGCGTTAGGCGGACGTTCCTGGCCTCTAGTAGCGCCTTCGGTGTTCTCGCCGCCGACGGCGTTACTCCGGTCAAACTCGGCGGCGCCGGCTTCGCGACCGTGCCGAAGCCGATGCACGCGATCCAAGACCTGCTCTTCGTCGGCGGCGGAACGATCTACGGCGGCTCGCGAATGGCAGCCGACTACAGCACCGGCACGGCGACGCTGACCAAAGGCTCCAAGGTGGTCACCGGCGCCGGCACCAAATGGGCGGCCAACGTCGATGTCGGGATGCTCCTGCGCCACGGCGAAGGCGAGCGCGTCTATCCCGTCGCCGAAGTCAACTCGGACACCCAGCTCACCCTTCGCGACGCCTACGAGGGCGAAACCAAAGAAGGGACGGCCTACACGCTGAAGCGCCTCGAGGCCGCCACGGCGCCCTACATCGCCAGCGACATCTATGCGATCGCCTCCAAGCGCCTGATCGTCTGCGAACGCAACATCGTCAAGTTCTCCGAGCCGGACAAGCCGCACGTCTACGAAGCCAAAATCGCGCCGCTCGAAACCGTGGTCCAGAACCGCCACGAACTCGAGGAGGGGACGAAGATCCTCGCGGCCGAATCGATCGGCGTCGACCGCGCGCAGATCTTCACCACGACCGGGATCACGATGATCTCCAACCTCGCCCTCTCGATCGTCGACGGCCAGGGCAATTCCCAGCACCGGATCGACAAGCTGAGCGGCGAGGTGCTGTGGGGCAACGGCGCCGGCATCGCGAGCTACTCCGGCTCGCTGGTCGTGCCGACCATGGAGGACGTCTTTCTGATGGACGGCACGAGCTCCCCGACCGCGCTGGGCCAGTCGATCATGCCGCGGCTTCGGGAGTACGCCGTCGATGGCCTTACACCGGGCGGCGCCTTTGTCTTCCGCAATCACTATTTCCTGCCGCTCGTCGACCCCAGCGGCGTGCCGCAGGCCCTGGAGATCTGTCGCCTCGACCGGCCGCTGTGGCTTGGCCGCCATATCCCGATGCGCTGGCCGTGGTCGATGCACAACGGCTCGGGGGCGAAAATCTCTGCCGGGGTGACACGGCCGGCATCGAGCGCCGGTGACGCGCCTAGGGCTCTCGCCGCAGCCAGCGACGGGCTTCTCGTCGACCTGCGGACCTTCTTCGAACCGTCGGCCGCGGTCAAGAACGACCACGACGGCACCACGCATCTGTGGGAAGTGATTACTCGCGACTACCCCGGCGGCCAGACATCGCTCGGGCGGTTCCGGCGGCTGCGGCTGCTCTACGAGCTCGAAGCCGCCTCCGGCGATGCCCCGCGCATCTACGCCGAAGTGGGTCTCGGGATCCGCAAACCCGGAGAGGCCGAATGGGACGTCGACACCTGGGACGACTTCGAATGGGTCGATCCGGAAGAGTCGGAGTTCGATCTGCTCGAAGAGCCCGGGCCCGCGCCGCCGAATGCAGGCGCGGAGTCGATCCTCTCCCAGAACGCCTGGACCTGGTATCTCAAAACGCACGCTCGCTACGCCCGCTTCCGGCTTCAATCATCCGACCCGGCCGCGAAACTCACGCTCCGAACGATCGAGGTGTTCGTCGCCCAGGCCGGCGGCATCCGACAAGGAAAGGTGGTCTAGATGGGCATCGTCGTCCTCCCGAAAACGCTTACCGCTCACACGACCGCCAAGGCCGCCGACGTGATGGCCGACCTCAACAAACTGGTCGAAGTCGTCAACGGCAACATCGACCGCGAAAACATCAAAGACGGCGAGGTCGTCACCTCCAAGCTGCCCGACGGGGCGGTCACTTCGCCGAAGTTCAAGCCCACCGCCGGGGCACTGTCGCTTGGCGCCGATGTCTCAGGCAAAGGCGAAACCATCGGCGGCGAAGTCTTCGACCTGGCCGGGATGGAAGCTCCGGTTACCCCTGCGGTCAAATCTACCCTGTTCGTCTTCTTCTCTGCCTGGTTTTTTCATGTTTCTTCAGGCTACCCGGTGTCTGTGCAGATTTGGGTTGACGGTGTCGCTGTCGGCCTTCCGGCTGGCATAGGCGAAGAATCGAATACTTACCCAACGGGGGTTGTCGCTGTCAACCTTGAACCAGGTGCCCACACGGTGAAACTGCGCGGCAACGGCAACAAATTCACGAGCGTGCGCAAAGGGACCCAGTTCTCCTACTTCCTGGTCTCGCGATGACCCTGCTCGACGAAATCAAGGACAAGGCCGACCTGGAGCGCTTCATCCGGCAGGCAGTCGAGCAGCGCCCGATGAATACCGTCGCTGGCCTCACCGCCAAGATCGCCGAACTCGAAGCCCGTCTCAAAAAAGGCGGCCTCTAGGTGGCGCGACCGAACGTCAGGAAGGGGCAGCACGCCGGCGTCGGCGGCGGCCAGCGGGCGACACGCCCGGGCGGCGTGCACTTGCCCTACCGCTTCCCGGGTCTTGGGCTGCCCCCCCCGGGCAGCTTCGACCCCGGCCTCGAAGCGCAGATTCGCGCCTCCCAGCGCGGTCTGATCGACCTGATCGAACAGACTCACCGCGAATCCAAACGCACTGGTCAGGACGTTCGCCAGGGGCAGCGCAAACTCGGCCGGGAAGAGCGTCGCAGCGTCAGCGATATCGGCCGCGAACGTGGCTTCGCCACCGAAGACGCGGCCTACGCGCAGGGCCAGCTCCACACCAGCTTCGCCCGCGACATAGAAAGCCTCGCGATCGCCCGCCAGCGTGGCGAGGAGGACTACCAGCGCACGCTCGTCGATATGCAGCACCGCTACGCGACTACCGCGGCTGTGCAGGGTGAGCGCAGCCTTCAGCAGGGCACGGCGGAGGGCGGCACCACCTCGGCCACAGACGCCGTGAGAACGGCCAATCAGGCGTTCGACCGAGGGAACGTCGACACCGGCCACGCCCGCTCCCTCTTCGACCTCGCGCGAAGCGAAGATCAGGCGCGCCGGGACTACGGCACCCAGAGGGGCCACATCCAGACCGAGCTCGAACGCCAACTCGGCCAGTACGACACCGCTGGCACACGTCTGGGCCAGGACACTCTCACGGCTCGCCACCAGCTCTCCCTTGCCGCCCTACGCGCCGCTCAGGACCGTGCCACGAAACTCTCCCACGCCAAGCGCGAGCAGACCTTCTACCAAACCGATGTCACCGGCCAGGCGTATTTCCAGGCCCACCAGAACAACCCGAACATCCTCTTCCCGACCCCAGCCGCCGCCGGTGGGACATCCGGCGCACACCCGAGCGCCGGAGGCACCTTCGCGCCTCACGTCGGCCACCCCGTCTACCACATCGGGGTCGGCACCGGCCGGGCCGTCAGCTATCCCCGAAGAACAGCGCGTCGGGCCTACACCCGATACTAGGAGGAACCGATGGGACGAATCCAGCAGATCGCACACTCCCAGGCGCAGGCCGAATACGGCCCCCAGAAGAGGGCCGTTCGACGTGAAACGGGCAGCGCGGTCCGCTCGATCAGATCGATGACGCCGGCGCTCGAGGCCGCTCTTGGTCTCGCCGAGAAGGGCATCCGCCACGCCGGCCTTTCGCCGGTCGACCGCGCCCTTGCCCTCTCCGAGCTTGCCAACCGCAACGTCGACGTCGCTGCGGGTCAGGCGTTGCAGATCGGCCAAGTGCGCCAGGATGCCCACTCGCAGCTCGTCGACCTCGCCACCAGCGAGGGCCAGGCCCAACGCGGCTACCTCGGCGCCCTGCAGCAGGAAGCCCTTAAACGGCAGCAGGGCATCGCCGACGCGCGGCGTTCAAACCTCGAACAGTTTCACCTCGGCATCAAAGAGGCGGAGGTTCTGCACCACTTGGGGATCACGAGCTCCGGTGCCAGCGCCAACGGCCTGACGCCGACCCAGCAGCGTGCCCACGACCAGTCCAAGCACAACGCCTCCTTCTTCGCCCGCCAGTACATCTCGGCAGCGCGGCACGGCCTCACCGACGAAAAGACGGGTAAGGAGGTGTTGCCGCCGGGGCCGCACAACTGGAACGACCAGCAGTGGAATCTCTTCGTCGAAAAGGTCGCGAGCAAAAAGGGCGTCAACTCCATTACCGACGCTCAACACGCGGTGGGCGCGATCCGCGAACACTTTCAGCCGACCACCGGCGGTCCGTGGGGTCTGGGCAATGGCCTTTTGCGCGCGATCGCGGGAGCAGCTAGTTCCAGCGCGTCGGCGGCGCCCGCCCCGCAATCGCAGCCGATCCCCCAATTCGGCTCCCGTCGCCGATAGGCGCTCGTGTTCGGCGGCGGGGGGACCGGAGGCGGGGGGCGAGAAGTCGCCGGCCCCTACCGCTCGCAGTCGTCGATCCCGTCGATCCGGGCTAAAGCGACCCCCTACGAACACCGCAAGGTCAACCCGCTCGACCAGCTCGACCGTCACGTCCAACGCGGCTTCGCGGCATTCCACGTCACCCCGTTGGGCACCGCGCTCGCCAAGGCCGCTCAGCATTCAGCCCCGGCGCCAATCGCGATCGCCGATCTGACGTCGCTCCTAAGGCCGCCACCGGAACGCTTCGAGGACCCGCTGTCGGCCTACGACAACGCGCGCTTCCACGGCATCCAACCGCCAGCATCGCTCCGTGCGGCATACCACCGCGACTACGGACCGGGCGTGTACGGGCAGATCCTCAACGCCGCGGTCAGGCAGATAGGCTCGCACGAAAATCTCGGACAGCCCGCCGACCTGACCAACCTCATCCTCGGGGCGGCGACTCTCGGCGGTGGCCTCTACCTCAAGGGTGCGCTTTCCGGTGCCGAGGCGGGCGCCGGCGCCCTCGGAGGGGCCGATGCTGGCGAGACGGCGGCAAGTGGGGGAAAGCTGGCGGCGGGGCTGCGACTCGGTGGTCGAGCGCTCACCGCGCCGATCCGCCACCCGTTCATCACCGGTGGCAGTCCACTTCTTGCCCAGGCCCCGGCCGCCGCCTTCCACGGAAACCCGGGCGAACTCGGCAAGGCCCTGCAGGGGACGGGGGTGGAGGCTCAGATCCTCGGTGACGCCGGGTCAGCCGTGGCGAAGGCTGTTCCCGGTGTCGCGGGCAACGCGCTCCGGGACGCTCTCAGCCTGCCGTCTCAGGTGTTGCCCTCGACCTACCTGACCGGCAAGGCTGCGGTCAACGCGATCGGCGGCCACCCTGAGGAACTGGCCGCGCTGCGCAAGGGGTTCCAAGACACCTCGGCTCTTGCCGCGCTGCTCTACCAGGGCGACCCGGCAGAGGCCCTGCGCCGCACCGGCGAGCACCCGCTCTACACGGCCCTCGAAGCCCTGGCCCTCAAGTCGGCGGCCGGACAGGGCGCTGGAGCGCTTCTAAGGCGTCTCGGGGGTGCGAGGGGTCGGGAGATCGCCGGAGTCGCTCAGCGGCCTCCCCTGAGCGTCTACGGAGACGTGGGGATCAATCGCGGCCAGTACTCCGGCGATCTGCTCAGCCGTGCCCTCCAGAAAGCCTCCGACGCACGGCGCCAGGTCGGTCCTCACGGCGAGTTGCTGGCGAAGCCCGGGGAGATCAGGCGTCACCTTGCCTCGGCCCTAGATCGCGAGGTCTACGCTGGCGAGCAGGTCCGCCGTGGCAACCAGCGCCGGGTCACGCATGAGGTCGAACAGGGGCGCCCGGCGGATGCCAGCCAAGCCGACGTCGCCTCGCTTGCGATCCAGGGCATCGCCCGCGACCCCGCACGAGCCGTCGCCGATCTCCGGACCTACCGTGAACACCTCGTCGAGGTCCAGCCTAAGCTCACGGCCTCGGAGCTAGAGACGAACCGCCAGATGATCGGCGTCCTCGACTCCGCGCTCGCCAATCCGAACCCCGAGGCGATCTTCCACGCCGCCGAGAATTTCATCCGGGTCCAGAAACCGATCAACGATGCGCTGGTCGCCAAGGGCCTGCTCAGCGACACTCAGGCGCGCAAGGCAATTGCGATCCCCTATGCGCGCACCCACATGGGCGCCGACTATGGCCTCTCGCGCAACGACACGGCGATGCTCGAGCAGATCAAGGGCGAGATGGCGCAATCCGGGCTCTCGGCGCAGGAGCGCGGCCAGTTGCTCGGCCGCTACAGCCGCGTCTCCTCGCGCCGTCAGACGCTCGACGCGAGCGGACAGGCACTCTCGCTCGACGCGATCGAGGCGCATATGAACACCGCCGGCGTCGGGGCACGCGGCTTCGTCACGCAGCGCCTCCCGCAGGCCACCGGCCCCAGCTCCTTCTACTCGCCGCCGAACGAGCGCCCCTCCCTGCGCAGTCAGCGCCGCACCGGGGAGGCAACCACGCAAGGCACCTTCGATCCGAAATGGGAAGCCGTGGTACAGCAGGCGGTCCACGGTCAGACCGTGCTCGACCGCGTCCACAACTTCGAGCGCATCGTCGACCGCTTCGGCCTACGTGGACCCGCCGGTCGCAGCTTCGCCAACTACTCCGAGGCCAAGCGCGCCGCCGAACATCCCGCCGACTTCAACATGCGCTTGCCCGAGATCCCGGGCGGTTGGACGCCGATCCGCACGAGCCCGTGGCTGGCCAAGAAGGCCGAGGTCGAAGCCTCTCACGATCTCGGTGCCACCACGGCCCTCGAGGCCGATCATCCGAGCGTGATCGAAAACTTCTCCGCAGACGCGCTCAAGAACGCTTTGACGCCGGGCGACGGGCCGACCATCCTGATTCCCAAAGCGATCGCCGACCGGATGCGCCAGCACTTCCAAGAGCAGCTCCCACTCGAGAAGGCTGCGCAGGCCGTGACGGGCGCCTTCAAGGGTGCGGTCCTGCCGACCTCGCCGGGCTGGATTGCCGGCAACGTCCTCGACAACTATGTGATCCGTGCGTTCGGCACGGGCCTTGGCCCACGCGAGATGCGGACCGGGCGGAACTTCGCCGAGATGGTGAAGGGCAACCTTCCCCCGGAGCAGGCAGCGCGGGCACTGGAGTCGATCGTCCCCGGCGGCCTCTACGGCTCCTACGCTCGAATCCAGCCTTACCGTGCCCTGGAGCAGTTCGTGGGCACTCGGGTCGAGCGGTTCGCCCGCGCTGCCCACGCTGTGCTCACCACGCCGGGCGTGAGGACCGTCGCCAACCTCTACCGCAACTACCGCGACACCGTGTTCGAGCTGGACGGCAAGTTCGTCGAGACGTTCCCGCAGTACGGCCAGCTCGCCAAGAGCGCGCGCAAGGAGCTCGGCCTGACGCGACGACAGTTCCGCCAGGCCGTCGCCTCTCAGGAGCCGGTGCTGGCCGATCTTGCCCGCGGCTTCCGCGACCCCGAGAAGGTCGACCGCTACGCCAAGGACGTCGAGGCCGTGTTCGGTAACTGGGGCAAGTCCAGTCCGGAGGCGCGGCGCTTCCTCACGACGTGGTCCCCGTTCTGGCAGTGGGCGCGCAACTCATTCAAGTTCGCCTTCGTGACGCTGCCCCGCGATCATCCGGTGCTGACCGGGCTGATTGCCGCTTCGGAGCAGATGACCCGAGCGGAGCGCCAGAAGCTCGGCTTCGACCTCGAAGGCAAAGAACCCCTGCCCGACTTCCTACAGACCGGCATCCCCGATCCCTTCCACACTGGGGGCGCCGTGAAGCTCTCCAACCTGACCACCTTCGGCACCTTCGCTGATTGGCCCCGCTTTCTCGCTCAGATCCCGGCTCCGCAGTTCGCCTCGCTGATCCTCGGTGGCTTTGGTCTCGATTGGAAGGGCGACAAGCTGGTCCGCAAAGACGGCAGTCCGGCGAGGGCGCCAGAAAAGATCAAGGTTGCTGTGCTAGGCACCTTGGAAGCCTATCTGCCGTTCCTCAACGTCGCCCGCCAGGTCGCCGGTCACGGGGCGGGGGGGCTCAGTCCGCTCCGCACCTACCCTCCCTCAACAGTCGGCTTCCTCCGCGAACCGAAGCAGCAGATCAACGTTCCGGTCAGCGGCGGATCGAGCAGTGGCAATCCCCTCGATCAACTCGATGGACAGCTCGAAGGCGGCGGGAACCCCCTCGACCAGCTCGACAAGCAGCTCGAAGGACTACCGTGATGCGCTCAGAAGCCTTCGACAGCGGCGAAGATCGACAGGATCAAGAAAAATGCTCCCAGTCGCACTTCGGGGTCACTAGCTCGATACCGCAGGGTGTTGAACATGCCCACCGGTGTATCACTAATCGTTCTCCCTGTCTAGTCTCGGGGGCTGATCTATGGGTCGCGTAACACACATCGGCAACCATCAACGCGTTCGGCTGGGCCTACGCGAAGACGGCGGCGCCTCGGCAAGCGTGTTCGTCACGGGCACTTCCGACGGGAAAGCTCACACCGTGACGACGCACATCACGCCGGGTCATGCCCCGGTCGTTATCCAGAACGCTTCCGGCGGCCGGCATCCCAGCATCGTCCGCACGAACCCCAGCACGGGAAGCAGCCACGCCTACTACGTGCCGTCGTCAAGCGCGTCGGGTCCAGCGGTTCCCCTCATGCCGCCACGCAGGGCACCCTTCACGCCGTCGCCGAGCCTCGTGTCGCTCGTGCCCGGGCTGTCATCGGTGCTCGGCTCTCTCGGCCACGCTGCCCCCGGCGTCCCGGCGGTGCCTACCCCATTGGTCGTGCCGCCCGCCCTCGAACGGAAGACAGTCGGCTCCCCCTCGCTCGAGGAAATCCTTGCAGCGGTCAGGGAAGGACGCTTCAGGGGCGGCAGTGCGCCCGCCTTCGCGAAATTCGACCCCGCCACGGGCCAGGCCGCGGTCACGAGCGGCGGTGGAATCGGGGTAACGCAGGCGGGCAAGATCACGACCCCGGCCGTGCGCGCCGCGCTGCAGGGCCTCTCCGGTGCCAAGCAGCAGCTTCTCCGGGGCGCCACGCCGAACCTCAGCGGCCTCTCGCCAGCGGAACGCCGGATCTTCCCCTACGCCCAACGTGCCCACCGCGCCTACCCCGACATCCCGATCAGCGTCCTGATGGCCCAGGACAAACAGGAGAGCGGCTTCAACCCGCTGGCCGAATCGAGTGCCGGCGCCTTCGGCACCTCGCAGTTCATCCCGTCGACCGCGTCCAGCTACGGCGTCCAGCGCGGCGCCACCCCGCGAGCGATCCAATCCCAGCTCAGCGGCCAGGCGCACCTCCTACACGACCAGGGTTTCGCCACGGACCCACAGTCGGCACTCTCGGCCTACTCGGGGGGGTATGCCGCCGGCGACTACAACAACCCGATCCTGGCCGACGCCCGGGCGAGTTACTCCGCGCTCGATCGCGGCGCTCACGTTCCTCCCCCTCTTAGGGCCGATTACGGCCACGCTGCGAGGCGGGCGCGGACACTGGGTATCGCGGCCCCAACCCAGCGCCAAGCTCTCGCAGGCGGTCTCCAGGGCGCTGGAAAGGTCGCTAATCCGCCCTACGTGTATCCGTTTCCAAAGGGTGCCTGGGAAGAAGAGCGCATCGACCAGGGCCAGGATTTCGGCCCGCGTCGCGAAGGGGCGCCCATCCTTGCGATCGGCCGTGGCAAGGTGCTTAGCACCGGGGCACCGGGGTGGCCGGGCGGCGAAGGTGGCGTGCTCTACAAGCTCTTGCGCGGCCCCAAGAAGGGTCACAACGTGTTCAGCTACGAGTCGCTCAGCCCGACCGTCCAGCCGGGCGACGTCGTGCACCCCGGCGAGATCATCGGTCGCGGCATCACGGGGGGAACGGGTGTCGAGTCGGGGTGGGCGGACACTGCCGGTGTCCCCCTCAGCCACGCCGAATACAGCGAGGGCATGGAAACGCGGGCCGGTAAGGCGTTCGCCGGGTTCCTCTCGAACCTCGCAGCGGGTCGGCCGGTTGGCCCCGGGGTGGTGGTTGGCGGGGGCGGCATCGGGGGTGTGGGCGCTGTTCCGGGTGTGCCTGTGGCACAGACTGCCCAGCAAGCCGCCGCGCTGCACCAGCATCCCGCCATCGCACTCTCCCAGCTCGCCTCTCCGCTCAGTGCCGGCCCCGTGTTCCCGGAAGGGTCCGCCCCCGCAGAAGCCGGCGAAGACCCCGTGGCGCAGTTGCTCGCGGCCCTTACGCAGGGTCCGTCGGTTGGCCGACGCCGCGTGTAGCTTTCCGGCCGTGCATGGCACAGCGCTCAAGCCCAAAGGAGCCGACACCGCCGGGCCGGCTTTTTGGGGGCGTCATCGTGTTGTTGACGGTGCTCACGATCATCGGCCTCGCCATCGCAGACTTCGTCTCCCAGCACCACGTCGACGAGGTGTTGGTGGCGGCTCTCGTCGTGATCGCCTTCACTTTCGGTGGCTACGGCACGGACAAGATCTTCAACCGCTTCGACCGATGAGGATCCTCTGCCGCGCGGCCCAGCTGCACGTCTTCCTGGCTGCCGGTTATGCGGCTGGGCTATCGATCGCGCTCTACCTGGTTTTCGGGGGTTAACCGTGCGTCAAGTTCAGGCTGCAATGCGCGAAGGTACGATGGCAACTCTCCGGGCCGTGGCTGGCCTTCCCCACCGTCACCCCTTCGCGATCGCCGGTGTGTGTCTGGGGATCCTCGTCGCGATTGTCCTCGGCGCCGGCATCAACAACGTCCAGGAACGGATCGACGTTGTCCACACCGAAACGACGAAACTGGTCCAGGCAGCCAACGTGTGCACCCAGAAGAGCCTCTCCAGCCCCCGGCTCTCTCGCGAATGCGCTGACAGGCTGCGTACGGCCCTCCTCAACTGCCGGCGGTACCCGGGCTGTCGTCAGGCGCTCCTTGCCGTCTACGGGGCTCCTGTGAGGCCTCAGAGCCAGCCCGTCGGGGCTCAGGGGGAACAAGTGAACACCGCGGCCTCTCCAAACGAAGTCCACAAAGGGGGTGGTTCTCGGTCCCCCGGTCACTCGCATCCGGGCCAGAAACCGGGGGGCGCGAAGCCCCCTCCTCCCGCCCCCTCTTCTCCACCGGAACCCGAAACACCGGAGCAGCCAGGGCACTCGGGCAAAGGCAGGTCCGGAGAAAACGGTGTGGATGCCTGTGTCGAACTGGCCGTGAGCGCTTGCGTGAAGGTCACGCCATAGCAGGCGGGACCCCGTGGACCCGGGGATAGTTGCCCTCATCGGCATCGTCATCGGCGGGGGAGGGGTGGGCGCCTTCGCTGCTTGGCGGACGGCCGGGTCGGAGGCGCACAAAAACAAGGCCGACAGCGAATCGATCCTGGTCAAAACCGCGATGGCGCTGGTCGACCCGCTGAAAGAGCGCATCGTAGAGTTGGGAAAATTGAACGAAGAGTGCGAGCGCCGGGCGGCTGCCCTGGCGGAAACGCTCGAGCAACACGAGAAGCGCATTCGTAGAATCGAGGACGCATGAAACCGCCGGAGCACCTAGTCGAGGAGATCGCCGAGAGCCTGAGGGGCGACCCGCTTACGGGCGGCTTCGGCACGATGGTCAACGATATGTTCCCGATCTGCGTGATCGCCGGGGACAAGGAGGGCACCATCCTCTATGCGAACGCCAAGTTGCTGACGTTCCTGGGGTACGAGTCAGACGAGATCGTCGGCAGGCCGCTGGACACGCTGATCCCCGCTCACTCCCGCGAGTCGCACAAGCACTACCGTCAGGGTTTCATGACGCGCCCTTCGCTGCGACCGATGGGCCGCGAACGCGAGGTCAGGATCCTCAAGAAGGACGGCGACATCGTGCGAGTAATGATCGCCCTGGGGCCGGAGAACGAATCGGAGGGGATGCCGAAAATCGGCGGCTCCGTGACTTCGGTGATCCTGCCTCTCGACTCTGGGCTCGGGGACCACTAAGCGCGGTCCTGTCCGGCGCCATTGGCACTCTGCCGCTCCGTGGAGAACGGTCGATTTCCCGCTTCCGCCCTTGCGCCGATCCCCGGCGGTGAACTCTCCATAGACGCCGCGGCAGCGTGGAACGCGCCCGGCGGACCGGCGGACTCGGGTCTTCGTCCCGGCGGCCCCGAATCGTCCTACCGGACGATCGCCATGCAGGAAACGCGCTGGCGCGTCTTCCTCGAAGGCGGCCCGCTTGCCGCCCAGGTGGGGGCGTCGTTGCACGGCATGGGGGTCTGCGTCGACAACCCGAACGGCTGGGAACAGTCCTGGATCCACGAACACGGCGCTCGCTTCGGCTGGGTCAAGAACGAAGCGTTCAGCGAGGCGTGGCACTTCAACTACGACGGCTCCGTACACTTCCCGGCCTTCACCCCGCTCAAGCGCGGCTCGAAGGGCAAGCGCGTCAAGCACTACACACGGCGACTGGCCTTCATCCACCGCAAGAACGGCCCGACCTACCTCAAGCGCGCGCCGGGCCGCTTCGGCCGTCGAGTGGGCCGCGCCGTCGAAGGATTCCAGCGCGACCACGGGTTGAAGGTCGACGGCGAGATCGGACCGCGCACGGCTGGCCGGCTCGACGCGACCTTCCATCACCAGTACCGCGCGCGCCACGCCGACCATCTACCGAAGGGAGCCCGCAAGTGAAGAAGCCCTGGAGCTTGATGTGGGTGGCGAAGTTCGTTGCCCGCTGGGAGGGGTTCCTGCCCCACGCCTACCTCGACACCATCGCCTCCCCGGAGGTCTGGACGATCGGCTATGGCCACACCGGGCCGGACGTTCACGCCGGGATGGTGGTGGGCAAGGCCGAGGCGCTGCGGCTCCTCGCCCACGATCTCCGCATGGCGGCGCGAGCCGTCAAGAGCGGGATCCACGTCAAGCTCGCCGTGCGGCAGCGCATGGCGCTGATCTCCCTCGCCTTCAACTGCGGCGCCGGCGCGGTGGTCGGGTCGACGCTGGCCGCGAAGCTGAATGCCGGCGATTACAGGGGTGCCGCCGAGTGCTTCCTCGAATGGGACCACGCCGGCGGTGTCGTCGTCGAGGGTCTGCTCAACCGGCGCAAGGCCGAGAAGTGGATGTTCGAGCACCCCAAGAAGCGCCCCAAGCACAATCCTCACCACCCAAAACGAAAGGCTTCCCGATGAACCCCGTTGCACACCTGATCGCCTACGCCGAGGAACGTTTCCCGGTCAACCGGCTCGTCGCCCTCGCCACCGTCTTTATCTTCGTCCCGCTCGCCGCCTCGTTCTCGGCCTACGCGGCGAAGCACTTCCCCGGCCTGCCGGTCCCGAGCAACGCGACGATCGTCTCCGGCTTCGCCCTCGGCGCCACCGCAGCGATCTCGATCGGCTACAAGTTCCTCTCGAACTGGGGCGCCCACGAACACCGCCAGTGGAGCACTGTCGTCGGGGTCGTCGAGCGCGCCCACGAGCTCCAGAAGGAACGGCTGCGCCTCGAATCCCAGGAGCGCGTTGCCGCGATACAGGCCACCGAATCTGTCCACGCAGCCCATGAACTCGACCCCATCACCGTGGTGCCCCTAGTGCCCCTCCCGGCCGAACCCTCCGGGACACCGCCTCCCACGGTGTAGCCGAAGTCCCGAGTAGCCTCCGCGCTGCGCGGTGTGGCGCTACCAGTAGACGAAGCGGTCCGCGATCCGGTCACCTCCGCCGGGGCAGGGCCGCTTCGTCGTTCCCGCACCTTCCGGAGAATCTTCCTTACATTTCGGAATCTAACGTGCTACTGTGCCACAGCGATGTACCGACCCCAAACCAAGGTGGCCGTCCGTCTCGAGGCTATGGAGCGATCGCAGGCGTGGCTCGCCCGCAAGTTGGGTGTGACACGGCAGACGATAGGCGCCTACGTGCGCGGTGCCGATAGGTGCCCGCCTGCCCGCCAGGCCCAGATCGCCACCATCGTCGAGAGGAAACCGTCGGAGCTCTTCGACGGCGACGGCTACGCGTCCAGGCGCTTTTAGGAGAAACGATGCCCCTTCCCACCATCGACGCCGACTTCCTCCAACGCACCAAGGAACGGATGGCGCAGACCGCACAGAATGACGGTGGCGCGCGCGGCTGGGCATCGGACAACGATGTCCTTGTCGGCGATGTCGTCGCAACCTGCCAAACGCTCGCGAACGAAGCCGCGGAGCAGGACCACGGCCTCACCACGATGCTGATGGTGGCATTCCAGATCGGCTACGAGGTGCGCCGGGCCCAGACCGGGGATGCGGGATGAAGGACAGCCGACCCCTGGGGATGGCGGACTGCGACGTCTTCGTTCGCGAGCGCATCATTGAGGCCGTCGCCACCGAAGTCGCTGAGGGCGGCCGTGACGGCCTCAAGCTCGCGACGCTGGTGCTACGCGCCAAAGTGAGCAAAACCCGCTTCTACCGGATCTTCGAGAGCGACGGCATCAGGGGGGCCTTCCGGGCGATGCTCGAATCGTTCACCCGCGAAGTCGAAGAACGGCTCGCCCATGCCGAATCCCTCGAACGCACCCTCGAGGTGTTGATCTTCTGGACCCGGGAGCACCGCGCAAAGGCCATCGCCTTTCTCAACTGCGGCTACTACGAGCCGGACATCTTCGTGGCGGCCTTCGATCGCTTCGCAGCCTTCACCGGCCTGCCGAGCCCGCGCGCTGACGGGGTCGTCGGCGGGATCGCCTGGGCATTTCGCCGGCACCTTGAGAGGGGCGCCCTAGGCGACGACTTCCTGGCCGAGCTGCTCGCCTTCGCGGCCCCGTACTTCGAGGGGGTTGAGTGCTGATGGAACGCGACTATCGCTACCTCTACGCGGTCGTGACCAGCAACGGTGCCGGGGTTCACGCCACCTACAAGCGCTGCAACGTCGCTCGGCTGGCGATGGCCAGGATCGCTGAAAGGTGGTCAATCCCAGGGACGGTTTTCGAGATCGAGCGCATCCAGCAGTTTTCTGGCGGCCGCAGGTATCAGATGCGGCGCGGCTCTCGGTGGGTCGAGTGGGATCCCCACAAAGACCACGAGAAGCGCAAGCCGGACTGGATGGCTGTGTCGCCCAAGAAGCAGAAGGCGGCCTGATGCCCGAGCTACTCGAACTCGTCTGCCCCAACCCGGCTTGCCCGGCCCGCACGGTCGAGGTCATCAGCACCTTCACCGGCAACGAGGACGCTGAGGTCTCCTCCCGCGAACGGTGGGAGTCGCGCTGGCTCGGTCGAACGGCCGACTCGCCCGGGGAATGCGCCTCGCCGGAGTGCCCGGTGTGCGGGACCGAAGGCGTGGTCGATGGCGATGACGAGCGTCTCGCCGGGGAGGAAGAGGCCCTAGGCCGCCGGTGTGACGAGTGCGGAATCGTCACCGCCAACCCCGACGGCGCCTGCCCCTACTGTGGGGAGCGCTTCCCGGAGCAGACGGAGCCATCGTGATCGAGCGTACGGACTGGCGGTGGCGCGGGATGCCTGGGCATCTAATCGTCTCGTCTTCGTGCTGCTTTCACATGGTCACCGAGATCGGCGAAATTCGCGTCAGCACAATCGGCTGCTACCACAGCCCGATGAACGCTGAAGAACGCAGCTATGAGAATCGGACACCACTTGGCGCCGGTGACGACTCGCTCTACGAGACGATGCTTTTCGTCGTCAAAGACGGAAAAGTCACTGAGTGGGGTGAGCTTGCCAGCGAGCGCTACGGTGAGGAGTCCGATGCCGAAACCGGCCATATGCGCTTCTGTGAGGAGGTCGCCCAAGTCGACGGTGACCCGGAGCGAGTGCGAGAGGCGTCCGAATGACCCTCCCTCGCGCCCTCAGAGCCCTCCTGTCGCCCGTCTTCCGCAGTCCGCTGCCCGACCCCCGAACGGACGAGGAGAGGGCTTCAGATCGTCTCTATGGAAAGGACTCACGGTGAACGCTGAGCTGCCGAAAGGGCTGATGCTGCTGCGCAATTTCAGTGCATGGCTCTGTCCTCGCTGCGATGCTCCAAAGGTCTGGTCCGGTCCTTACATGGTCTGTCCTTACTGCGATCAAAGGGGGCATGATGGTCTTTCGCACTGACCTAGAACCGGGGAGCGAAGCAGCACAGCTAGAGGGCTGCATTTGCAATCCCCAAGGCGACCGGCCAGCGGGGCAGCCACTCCGAGTCGAGAAGTGCTGTCCGATCCACGGCCTTGGAGAGCTGAAGGCCGCTCTCGAAACCTCGGAGGACCCCGATGCCTGAGATCACCCCCACGGCCCCCCAGGCCGGCCTCATGGACGAACTGAAGGCCGACCCGCTCCGCCAAACGGCCGACAGCGCGATCGTCGCCAAGAAGCCCGACGGCGAGCTGGTCGAAATCACGGCCGAGGGCGAGGTCAAGCCGTTCACGGAAGACCAGCCCGAACCGATCCCGGCCACCGACCTCGTGCCGGTCGATGCCACCGACGCCGACGAGTTCAAGCCGGACGCGACCGATCTGCTCGTTGCCGACCTCGACGACCTTCCGCGGGCAATGGACCGGGCCGACGAGGTGATGATCCTCGACGAGATCCAAGGCCGGGCGCTGGCGAACTGGGTCTACAGCTTCGAGGTCGGCGGCAAGCTGCAAACCGACCTCACCGTCCACGGCGTCAACGAGTGCGTCCGTGTCCTCAACGAGCGCGGTGGCACAAAAGTCGGCGTCTCCAAAGACCCGCCGCTGATCGACCAGTTCACCGAGGGCGAGGAACGCTACTACCGGGCCCTCGTCTACGCCGAAGACCGGCGCACCGGCGTTGGCAACTGGGGGATCGCGATCGAGCCGTCCAAGGTGAAGGGCAAGTGGGACAAGTTTGCCCAGACGAAGGCGCTCAACAAGGCCGAACGCAACGCGCTCAAGAAGCACATCCCCGACGAATTCCGCCAGGTCATCATTGCCCAGGCGATCGGCAAGGGCCGGGTCCAGGTGCTCAAGCCGCTCGGACTCGGGATGCCGAAAGACGAGCGGCCGGTGCTGACAGACGAGCGTGCCCAGGAGCTGAAAGCCGAGATCCGTGAGGCATTCGTCGAGCTCAAAAAGCTCAACCGATTGGCGATTAAGCCCGGGCAGTACAACTCGATGCTCTTCGGCGCCGAACGCGACAGCCACGAGCGCCTCGAAGAGACCCTTGAGACGATCAACTCGGCGATCGCGGTCGAGGAAGAGGCCAAGGCGAAGCGTGGGGCCGAGAATGCCTAGCCCGGATCACCAAGTAGACCACCGGGCAGAGGCGCTGAGGCTGCTTGGCATTGCAACGACTCGCGCCCGCGACACTAGCTTCGAAGCCGCAGAGCATTCGTTGAAGCTGGCGGCGGTGCACGCCTCCCTCGCCATAGCCGAGGGACAGGAGCGGGTGGCGGAGGCTTTGGAGGGGCTTCGCTCCGACTCCCAGCACCACTGGGTGAGGCCATGAACGGTCCCTCCACACCCCAGGACAGCCCGAAGGTGCCAATATGGCCGGTAATCAGGACTGCGCGTCAGCGACCCGGCGACCGTCCGCTCATCGACTCGACTGGCCGAAAGCCGCACGGTTGGAAGCGGATCGAAACCGAGACCTACATCCCCATCTCCGCCCTCCTCTCCGATGAGGTTGTAGAAGGGGTTGCTCGGTACCTTTTTCTCCGGTATGCCACCGGAGACGTGCGCTCCTACGGCCTCGACCGGCTAGGAGAAGTGACACGGGGCCGCTGGCGTGAAAAGGCTCGCGATGCCCTTCAGGCCGCCATAGAGCAGGTAGGGATAGGAGGCGCCAAATGAGGGACACGGCCCTCTTCTTCGCCGTCTTCCTGCTCGGCTGCGGCATCGTCGGCTTGGCCGGACTCGCGGTCCTGTGGATCTGGGGTCGGCGGCATCCCGAGCCGAGCGAGCCGGAGTCGACGTGCCGGATCTGCGGGCGCTTTGGCTGTACAAGGCTACTGTGCTCGCAACTCATCCAGGATGAACTTAATCGCATCCGAGTAAAGCGCCACAGGCTTGAGCAGGAGCTAATCGAACCCCTCCAGAAGCAACTCCGGTTTGCCGTCGCGTTCGCCGAGGGGGAGGGGCTCGGCGTGGTTGGCGACGTTGGCGCTGGTGACTCGCAGCCGCATCCGTTCAACTGGGAGACGCGCCAGCCGATGATCTGGGGGCGGTCGTGAGCAAGAGCAAGCGCCAGCAACGTCGCCCCGAGCCGGAGTCCACTCCCGGCATCCCGATCATCCAGTGCGTGGGCTGCGCCACCGAAGGCCGGCGTGTGTGGGGCCTGCACGTCTTCGTCGCCGAAGGGCAACGGGTTCCCGTGTGTTTCCGGCACCTGCACCTCGGCCGCCAGGACGCCGCGAAGGCCGAGATCAACGAGATGGTCGCCGCGCTGATGCCGGAGCGCCGGGAGTCACCGTCGCTGCTCTTGCAGCTCGAGCGGGTCTTCGGGATCGCGCCACGGGTGGCCGGATGATCGCCTGGCTCCGTAAGCGTCTCTCCGGGCTCCTAACGCCCGCTGAGACCCGGTCCGTGCCTGCTCGCCGAGATCACGCTGCGAGTCCGTAGGAGGGCGCGACGTGGCTCCTGAGCGACCAGAGATATCGGAGGAGGCGGTGGAGGCTGTCGCTCGCCTCTGCTGGCAGGAAAGTTTCCCAGATCGGCCTTGGCCCGGCCCTGGCAATCCGGTTGTCGACACGAACTTGGAGGATGCCCGACAAATAGTCTATGCCGCCGCCTCCGCCATTCGCAAGCAGGAGCGGGAGCGGCTGCGGGGACTGGTCGAAGACTTCCGCGCTCGCGCCAGTGCAGAGGTCACTGGCAATCACGGTGAGACCTGGCCGGGTTGCAAGGATGGCGAGACTCCTACGAGCGAAGTTTGGTGGCATGCCGCTTCTGCACTTGAAGCCGCCCTCGACACCCTGGAGGACTCCAATGGGCGGTAGGGCAGAGAAATCCGACCAAGGCGAAGAGACGGCGCGCCAGAGAGACACTCGGGTTAAGCGCGAATACGCCAAGATCCGTAGGCTCGAACGGGAGCTTGGTCCCGCGCGATACAGAAAGCTCTTGGAGGCCTCCCCATGAGTGACAGGGTGGAGCGGTTCGAGCCGACGACAGAAGAAATCCCTACCGCGAGGGGTCGCCGGATCAAGGGCACGATGAAGCTAGACCCATTCGGTCCCTGGGTCCGCTACTCCGACTACGAGAAGCTGGAGAGAGGGCTGGAGCGAGAGATTGAGCTTTCAGAAAAGCGTGGCAGGGTTGTAAGGGAATCCAAGGCCCAACGCGACCAAGTCCTACAGGCCCTAGCCACCGCCCGCACAGAACGCGACCAGGCGCTTGCAGCCACCGATGTCGAGCATAAGAGTCGCCTCCATGCTGAGCAGGCCCTAGCCGAGTACCGGGAGGGGCTGGAGGGCGCGCTGCTTAGCGACGAAACGCTGGCCGTCTTCGCCAAAGCTGCGTATGACGAGTTCGAAGTTTGCCCGCACCGGGAAGAGATGCTGCTCAAAGGCCTGAAAGCTGCTCTCGACTCCATCACCCGGAGGCGAGCAGCCCTCCAGGCCATCCCTATACCGGGGGAGGGCGACAGCGATGTCTGAACTAGAGAGATGGGAGGAGGTTCTGCTCGACCTACGCACCGACGCCAAGAACGCGAGGGCATCGGCGGACGCAATCGAGCTGAACGACGGCAAGGACAAGGGCTACGGGGTCAAGATCGGCGAAGCCCGTGCCTTCGACATCGCCGCAGACCGAATCGCTGGCGAGATAGAGGAATTGCGTTATGCCTGAGGAGGGAGAGCGACAGACTCTGTACCGCGTGGTGGCGCATGGCAAGCGCCTGCCGCTCGCAGTGATTGAAGGCCCGCAGCTCAGTCTTGATGTTGCACGGGCGACGATGACGCGAAGCAGCGCTCAGAACGTCCGCATCCAGTCCCGTAGCGTTACCCCTTGGGTAGACCTCGCAGGGGAGGGGGAGGATCGTGGCTAGACAGCGCGAGTGGGACTACTGGCCCCAGCCGGATGGCGAACCGTTCACCGACAAGCACGGGAACGAAGTCCTCGGCTGGCACGACCGCGCCGTGCAGGGGGACCCCGATGCCCTACTTGCCGAATTCCAGACGTTCTTCGACAGGGCCGAGGGCCGGGGCTGCCCGTCGCTGATCATGCGTCCAATCCTGGCTAGGGGAGCCACCGAGATCGAGTGTCGGATCAACGGCTGGGAAGAGGGCACCTTCGTTCGTTGCACGCCTCGCGCCAAGAAGTCCTGGCCTATGTGGCAGATCGAGATTGAGGCCCCCACACCACAGGAGGACGAGGGGTAATGGCTAGCTGGTACTGCGTCAACTGCGAGTTCGTGACGAAGACCGAACCTGCCGAGCCATGCCCTCGGTGCAACGGAGCGATCTGGGAACGGGCCAAAGGTAAACCGCAGGGAGGAATGAAGGGTAATGACTGAGTTCCCACTTCCTGCGATTGACCCCCTCGATCTCCGGACCTTCCCGCCGGTACCGCCGCTGAGCTCGATCCCCGGGAACTGGCGACAGACGTTCCTTGCCAAGCGCACGGAGTGCCCACGGTCGGCCTACCTCTATCTCAAGTACAACGGTGGCGCGCTCACCCACCCGCTCGCCGGCGGCACCCTGCTTCACCGCGCGATCGAGCAGGTCGTCAAGCACATGGTGATCTCCGAAGAGCCCCGGATCGACCCGGAACAGGCCAAGGACATCCTCAACGACGTGATGGCCGAAAGCCACGACCTCACCGTCTCGGCGCAGCGAATGGACGAGCTGCGCTCAATGATGTTCCACGTCGCCGAAGGGCTTCTGATCGACCCGACAAAGGTGCTCTGCATCGAGACACCGGTGTCGATCGAGGTCGACGGTCGCACGATCACCGGTACGATCGATTTCGCCGAAGTCGAAGAGACGCGGGTGACTGTGCTCGATTGGAAGTCGGCCTTCTACTACGCGGCGATGCGACCGCCCGGCGAGGACGAGGAGGACGCCGGGGACGACTACATGCCCACCAAGGAGGAATGGGTCGCCAGCTTTCAGCTCGTGCTCTACGCCGTGATGCTGCTCCTGGGCAAGATCGACGGCGCCGACGTCGACTTCAATCACATACAGGAGGTCGTCCTCAAGCAGGTCCACCCGCGGATCTTCTGGGAGAGCGAGGGCACGATGGCCTACCACGAAGCGGTGATCGGCCGCGACGCCCTGGTCGATTGGATGCTCTACCTGAAAGCGCTGGTCGAGCAGACGGAGAAATCGTTCAAGACCTGGGAGTGGCCGGCGATTCAAGGCTCTCACTGTGACTACTGTCCGTCCTCGGCCGAGTGCCCGATCCCACCGGTGGTGCGCAGTTTCCGCGGAGAGGTCCGCACTCAAGAGGACGCCCGCCGCGCCGCCGAGCTCTGGGAGGCCGCCGGCCGCCGGCGCACCGAACTGTGGGAGGCGATCAAAGGCTTCGCCAAGGCCACCGGTCAGCCGGTGCGCTACGGCAAAGACCTCGAGCTCCGCTGGAAAACAGTCCACAGTGAAAAGATCAAGGACAAGGTCGCCGTGCCGGGTTCTAAAAAGAAGATCAAGGGCCGGCTCGCCCTTCGCGAGAACCTGCAGCGCGCCGTCGAGTGGGGACACCAACTCATCTGGAGCGACTATTTCACCCCTTCCGTAAGCACCCGTCTGACCCGGCGGAAACTCACACCACAAGAGCTGCTCGCCGAGGAAGAGGCGGCGCAGGAGGAGGCACACAAGTGAACGAGATGACGACCGCACTGCGGCCTGGGGAGGCCCCTAGGAACCCCTATCGGGGCGGCTTGATGGAGAAGGGGACTGGTCCACGGGAGCTTGCGTCTCCCTACGACGAGCGCGTGAAGGGACTCGACGGCGACTCCCTCGATGCCCTCCTGCGCGCCCGCGGCACCGAAGGCGTAAAGATCGGCTATTCCGACGGCTTCAACGAGGGGATGTCGCGCTGGGCTGAAATCTACGACCAGGGTTACGCGGCGGGCAGGATGGACGGCAAGGTCGACGCAGCTCGCGAGGTGGCAGCGACTCTCGTGCCGCATCTCCGTGTCACCGCCGAGAGCCTCGCCAAGATCGCCGCCACCACAGGCTCGTCGAAGGTCCGCGAACTGGCCGAGGAAGCCGCCACCGGCGTCACAGCGGCGCTCGAGGCCGCGCTCACGGTATGACCTGCGACGAGCTCGCCGCCTGTTGGCCCGACCGCTGGCCGCGACCGGATCTCTCGACCAACCAGCAGCACCGCCGGATGACACGAGGATTCGGCCGCCACTTCGCCTACCGCGACCTCTGGAGCATTACCCGCTCGGAGGCCCGTGCGTGGGCGATGGTCCACCCCTCCCAGGCCCGCTACGTGCGAACGATGTACAACGACGCGATCGACGAGGGCCTGTGCGAGGACAACCCGTTCTCGGAACTGCGGCTGCCGAAGGCGATCCCGAAAGAGATCGTGGTGCCGTCTGAGGAGGAGGTGGGGACGCTCTGGCGGGCCGCGCTCGCCGACCCGAAGAACCTGAGCCCGCTCGCCACGGCGATCCCCTTCGCGGCCTACACGGGCGTTCGGGAAGCCGAGCTGCGGGCCGTCGAGAAGGGTGAATTTAGCGACGACTACAAGCGCTGCGGGGTCTACTGGCAGCTCACCCGGGATGACCGTAAAAAGCAGCCGAAGGGGAAGTCCGGCGCTCGCGAGATCGTGGTCCCCCGGTACGCCCTGACCGCCGCCCAGGCCGCCGTACACGAGGCCAGGGACGATCGCCTCTGGACCTTCAGCCGCGACCAGCGCGAGCGGATGTGGAAGACCGTGCGGATCGAGACCGGGATCTGGATCCGCTGGCATGACCTACGGCACTTCGCCGCGACCTGGTTCCTCGACCACGGCGCCACCCCGGAGGACGTCGCCCTGCAGCTCGGCCACGACGACAACGGGGAGATGGTGCGCAAACTCTACGGCCATCCGAACCGGGCGAAGGCGCTGGACCGCCTGGAAAGCTGCGTGGAGTCATGAACGGTTTGATAATGGCCAACAAGGTGATGCACGGGTTCTGGGAGGCGACGGTGTTTTCCTGGACGGGAGCCCAGCCAGTCCCCGCCGAGTGCTGGTTCGCCGCCACCCTGTCCGAGGTCGACCCTCGTGACTGCGACGGCGAGATCCAGGGGTGCCACTTCATCAAGCGCCAGCGGGTGCGAGAGATCGTTGGCTACAACCTCTGGATCCCAACCGCATCTAGGGCTCGCGACGGGAAGAAAGTTTTCGTTGCAGGCTCCGACAACGCCGAGCAACTTGGCCTGCTCGAACTTCTTACGCTTGCCGAATGGGATCCCCGCAACGCCGTCCCCGGCTGCAAACACCACCACGACCGTTTCGACTCCCACCTCATGCCGCCCCTTGTGGTACACAGAGAGGACGTGCCGTGCCACGTAATCGAATTCGCCGAAGACTGGGGGCTGGAGACGGCCCTCGAAGATCGTTGCCCACCGAAAGGATCGCAGCCTGACGAAGCGCCGGGTCCTGGGGCGGTCTCAGGGGCGTTCAGCTCGTGACCGACGACGAGCTGCTCGATGTCAGCCCCTACGAGCTGGTCATTCCCGGCGATCCGGTCCCGTGGTCGGCCGGCACCAACCCAAAGACCGGCGGCAAGATCATTTCTGGACGCGTGACCGTGCAGGTCGGGAAGATCGTCGAAGAGTGGAACCGCTGCCACGGCCACCGCGGGATCTGGCTGGAGAAGGGACGCCCGGTGCAGCTGGGGCTGGAATTCTACGTGACCCGGCCGAAAACGACGCACTACGGTTCCGGGCGCAACGCTAGAATCCTCAATGCCGCCGGCTTGGCCTCCCACTTCCCGACCGCCCGGCCCGACCTCTCCAACCTCGTCAAGCTCGCCGAGGACGCCCTGACGGGCCTCGTGTGGCAGGACGACGATCAGATCGTGCGGCTTCACCCGTCGCCGTCGAAGGACTGGATCCACTGGTGGGAGCAGGCGCGCACGGTGATCAAGGTGATGCCGTTGTGATGGCTCCGGAGATCGAAAAGGGTGACCGCGCTGTCGCTCGCCGACTGTACCGGCGAGCCATGCGGGGCTGGTATACCGGCGACGAACGGTCCCTTCGACGCTACGCCGGAAAGGCCGACGTCCGTCCCTCGCCGGAATTGTGGATCAGGCTGCTATTCAGTCGTGATCGGATGCACCACTCGGTCGGTTGGTGGCGAAATGCCGAGTACGAGTACTGCTGGCACCTGTCGATGTCGGCGTGGGATGCAACGACGGGACCCCCGGCGCACGGGAAGCCCGAGGACATCCCGCCCGAGGTCGAGCGCTATTGGACTCACGCTTTCTTCCCCGCCGACTTCAACAAGGTCTGGCACGAGCCCGGAGGCACCGACCCGAGGCTGACGCCGCGCGAGAAGATGCGCCACCGGCACTTCGTTCACCAGCGCATCTTCCTCGACCCCGAGACCTTCCAACCGTTCGTCCCCCAAGGCGAGGTCTACGATCTCACTCGCTGGATTCCCGGCCTGACGCCCGACAAGGTGGATCGGTGAGCGCTGACCCGAAACAGTCCAAACGCGAGATCTCCGAGGCGGAGTGGGAGGCGTTGGTCGCCGAGAAGAAAGTCCCCACGGACGGCCGCCGTGTGCCCTCGAACGTGATGCGCAAGCCGATCCAACTGCCGTACATGGAGAGGGTCCAGAAGTGAGCATCGCCTGGGAATGGGCGGGCGATCCGACCGCGACTGAGGGTTGGACGGTGATCGGCACCGAAACGGATGGGACCGAACTAGCGCTCGTCCACTACGACTCAATCGCCGGTGCGAGTTCTCGGCCTCTCGGGGAGGGCATTCCCGGCGAGTGGCTGATGCCCGAGGAGAAGGCCAAGGAGCTGCACGACCGGATAGGCATGATGGACGAGGTCTACTGGCCAGGGTTCAATCCGACCGTCGTCAGGGTCGAGAACGGTGAGATCGTTGAGCGCCTCGCCCCACCCGACGAGCCGGAGCCGTGGCCCGGGTGATCGAACTCACCGACCAACTCCGTGCCGAGCTGATACGCCGTGCAGACGCTGAGAGCCCCCAGGAGGCCTGCGGGCTGATCGGCGGAGGTGAGGCCGGAACGGTCCTCTACGCCGCTGTGAACGCCTCTGGGAGCCCCACAGACAGCTTCGTGATTGCGCCAACGGAACAACTCGTGCTCACCAAGCGGATCGAGGCTGACGGACGCGAGCTCGTGGGGATCTACCACTCGCACCCCCACTCTGGCCCCGAGCCCTCTAAGCGCGACCGTGAGATCGCCCGGTTCTGGCCCGGGGTGGTGTGGGTGATCGTCGGGCGACGGCCGTGCCCGGGAGAAGACTGCACGGGCGGTGAGATCCCCGTCGACGGCGAGACAGAGCCGGACTGGGATATTTGCCCAACGTGCGATGGCGCCGAGACCGTGCCTGCCTTCTGGGCCGGCTTCCCCGCCGCCTAGAAAGCGTGAGGGCCGCTGGATCTGCGCCAGCGGCCCTCACATACATCCCCAAACCACCAGGGGAAGTCTACCTCCAGAAAGAGCGAACGCCCCGAAGGGCGTCCGAACCGGGTGGCAGCATGCCGCCCTACCTTGAATCCGTCCTCAATTAGAGCATGAGTCGCGGCGTCCCCACGGACGACCTGCCGCCTCTCTGCGCCGCCTGCGGTCGCCGGCACGACGCCGGCGACTTCGACCGGTGTGAGCTGAACCAGCTCGCCGTGGGGACGACCCGTACAGCTACTCAAGAGGAGGTCCGCTGAAAAAATGAACCCAGCGACCGCAGCACCACCCGCACCCAAGAGCGCTGAGCCGGAGGACGACGGCCTCGGCGACCCCACTCCGCCCGACCCGACCGGCAAGGGCGATCCATCCGCGCCACCCACCCCGCCGGCAGCGTTGCCCGACGACGGCAACGGCGAAGGCGAGGAGCCGACCGACCAGCTCTTCCTCACGGCGGATCGCGAGCTCGGCGTGAAGGTCGGGGGCCGCAAGCCCGACTCGTCCGTGCTAAAGCTCAAGGGGGGCAAGGTCGACCTCCCGAAAAGCCAGTTCAACCGCGGAGATCGCTTCCTGGCCGTGACGACCCTGCAAGTCACCGGCGACAACGACCAGGACACGATCGAGAAACTCTCGGGCGACGTGAAGTCGACGAGCAAGGCGCAATCGGCGACGCTCTGCGGTATCGCTCGGATCGAGCCCTATCTCCACGAGCGGCTTCTCCCGGTGATGAGCAGCGAAGAGATCGGGCGCGTCTTCGACGCTCTCGACCTGGTGTTGCCGGAGGGCGAGTAGCCATGGGGGAGCCGGGACAGATCAACGATCAACGGCGGTTTGTCCCGGCCCCCGGCTACACCCAGATTCCCAACGTGATCTTCGACGAGTACATCCTCGAATGCAGCGGCTCGGAGTGGCAGGTGCTCACAATGATCGCCCGGCGCACCTTCGGCTGGCAGGTCGAGGAGCGGTTGCTGACGACCGGGGATCTGGCCGACCTCACGGGCCTCTCCCGGCAGGCCGTTTCGAGCGCCCTCAACGAGCTTCGCAGGAAGGGGATGATCAACCGCCGGCACCACAGATCCAACCAGTGGTACTACGGCATCCCTGTTAAGAAAGTAGACACGGTCAAAAATTTGGGCAGCCCAAAAAATAGGCAGCCCTCGGCGCCTGAGTGTCAAAAAAATAGGCACCCACTAATAAGGAAAGAAAGTAAAGAAGGAAAGAAAGAGGGCGGCAAAGCCGCCTCTGTCAGGAAAGCTAACAAGAAGCAATCGGCAGGATCGGACTTCATGCCACAGGATGAGGCAGATCGGGTGGTCGTCGAGCTGTACGAGAAGTGGCGGGAGGAGACGGGGCAGCCGGCGAACACGCGGCTCACCGTCAAACGAGCCGGGCAGGCTCGGCAACGGCTTCGCGAGCAGGCCAAAGGGTGTCCGCCCGAAACGGCTCTCGCCGATGCCCGTTCGGCGATGCTCGAAGCCCTCGAAGGCTGGATCAACTCGCCGTGGCACCGTGAGCGCGAGGCGTTCGACTGGGAAACGCTCTTCCGCAGCTACGACAAGGTGGAAATGCTCCGCGCACGCCGACGCGAGCAGCTCGCCAAATCCAACGGCAACGGCAAAAAGGACTTCTCGGCCTACGACTCCCAGGTGGAGAACGCGTGACCATCGACCAGGACCTTGAGCGCCACATCGAAGAAGCGAAGCGGCCCCCGGCGAAAAAAGAGCCACAGCGCTTCGACGGATCGGTCATCGCGCCCACGTCCGGCCTGGTGACGCCCGACGTCGCCCCCGACGTGCTCGATGCCTCCTTGACGCTCGCCGAGATGCGCCGGCGCCGCAGCCGCGAAAAGCTCGCCGAAAAGCTCGACCGGCTGGTCCCCCTGGGCACGCGAGAGGTCACGGAGGCCAAGCTGCTCAGCGGGGATCCCGGCGACGACCAGGCCTACGAGGTGAGCGGCCCCGTGTTCGAGGTCGTCACGAACTGCTCCCGCTGCAACGCGGAGCTGAGGCTGCTCAGCGAGGAGGAGCCGGGCCTGCACGCCCGGGGTGTCGCCGCCGGCGTCGTCCGTCGCCTGCCCCGTGGCGTGATCTGCGAAGAATGCGAGAGCATCATCGATCACGAGGCCGCCAAGCGCGAGAACGCGGAAAAGCTGCGCGAGCGCGTCGCCGCGTCCGGCCTCGACCCGGCCATGCAGGAGTTCGAGTTCTCCCAGATGCTCCACGAGGAAGGCCGTGAGGTGACGATCGCCGCCGCCCGGGACTGGGCGAGCGAGGAACACCCGGATCCGCGCGGCTTTTTCGTCTACGGCGACAAAGGCGCGGGGAAGACCCGCCTCGCCGCGACGGCCGTGTGGCAACGGCTCCGCAGCGGTCACTACGTGACGTGGGTGTCCTGGCCGATCCTGCTGGCGCAGCTCGGCGCCGCCTTCAACGACTCAGCCCGCGCCCAGGCGATCAGCGTGCTGACCGGCAAGGGGGCGCTGGTGCTCGACGACATTGCCCAGGAAGAGGGCGAAAAGGTCAGCGACTGGGCCCGGCGCCAGCTCTTCGCCGCCGTCGACCGCCGGATCCAGGCCGGGGCACCGTTGCTGATCACCGCCAACCTCGGCCCCAAAGCGATCGGCGAGGTGCTCGGCGAGAAGCTGATGAGCCGTGTCGTCGGCTACAGCCGGGTGCTCGAGCTGCCCGGCCAGGATATGCGGCTCGAGTTCAATTTCGACGGCTCCAAAGAGAAGGGCCAGGCGTGAAGCGTTCTCGCTTCAATGTGGAGAGCATTTCGCGACGGCGCGGTCAACGCATAGCCTGGATTCGGGACGAGTGGCAAGGGCGCGTCATCGGGGTCTGTCTACGGGGATTGCAGGTGGTCGTGTTCGACCAGCGGTATGACCGCCCACCTCAGCCCGTTGCAAATCCGACTCTGCGCAAGGTCGCCCGGGAGGTGCTGGGGTGAAGCTCTGCAACGAGCCCACCGACGTCCACGGCGCCTTCGGGTGCCCGCGTGAGGCCGGCCACAGCTCCGAGCACTACTGGTGGCTGCCGTTCGAGCACCAGGGATGCTGGCGCGTCGCCGTGTACTGGGGAGCGCCGGCCCAGCGCCGCTACGTCGCCCGCGGCGCCTTCGTGCGGGTCCCCACGGCCCACGACGTCGCCGCCCTGCTCGTGACCATCGGAGAACTTCATCGCCGTGAACAACGCCGACGAGAGGAACGGAAGCGATGCCCCGAACCACCGTCCCCACCGAGCCCAGCCCCCAAACCGCGTCCCCGCAGAAAGGTGCCCACCGGCCCGAGTCTTGCCGAACGATCACTGCGAGCTGCGGCGCGCAAGGCCGCGGCGGCGGGGTGAACCGTGGCTAGCTGCAAATCGTGTGGGAAGCCCGTGGTCTGGACGATCACCGAGAAGGGCAAGCGGATGCCCGTCGACTCCAAGCCCGTGCCCGACGGCAATCTCTTCGTTTGGCAGGCCGACGACGGCGAGATGCACTCTCGCGTCGAAGCGTCGCAGTGGCCGAGCCAAAAGCGATACGTGTCACACTTCGCAACGTGCCAATTCGCAAACCACCACAGGAAGGATCGGAAATGAACGATCACGACACCGGAGAGAAGCCCGACGGGAGGGCGATCCCGCTCACCTCCTATGAGCCGGGCACCCTTGGTAAGAAGCTGGAGGTCCGCGAACTCGTCGATGCCGACAAGGTGCGGCTCAGGACCATCAACGCCGACGGTCTAGCCGCCGCCTCGATTGTCGTGCTCAAGGGCGACCTGCGCGAGGCGCTATTCGTGGAGTCCGACGCCGAATAGGGCTAAGCCCACTGGGCGTGCGTCAGGGGTCCGGGTCTACTGCCCGGGCCCTTTCTTTTTGGCCGAAGGCGATTCTTCCTCGATCAGGGGTGCGATCCCCTTCCGTGCCAGGTCTCGGAACTCCTTAAAGGCCTCCTCCGAGACGAAGTAGGCAATCGGCTTGACCGATGCGCCCCCGCCGGTGTGGAAGGTGGTGACGCTCAGGCACTTACGTCGTCGCCCGGGCAGGTTGCCGATGTTCAACTCTTTCCTCATGTTTTCTTCCTCCGTCCGGCCTTGCGCCGGTCAAGCTCCGCCCACGTTTTCACCGACGACGCCTCCCACACCGGCCCGGCGGCCAGTTTGGCGAGGGGCCGTGGGAACGATCGGTGCCGCCGCCAGCTCGCCAGCGTGGGGCGGCTGATCCCGTAGGCCTTCTGGATCTCGGCCGAGCCCCAGAGCTTGATTCGCCGTCGTGGCCGTGCCCATTCGTAGAGCCAGTCGGCCAGGTGGACGGCACCGCGCTTCGATACGGGCACGGCATGGCCGTGGACCAGCAAGCAGGCCAAGCCCACGTAGGGGTCGGGGGGGTCAGACACAACCCGGATCTCGATTGCGGCCGTCTCTTGGCGCGTGGAGCCCAGGCATAGCGGGGGGGGTGCCGTGCCCTTCGGCTCACCCTTGGAGGGCGTTAGATCGCCGCTCAGCGCGTCAGACATCGTTCCTGCGCCCCTTTGCGACCGCTTCGAGGGCGTTCATAGGGCGATCTCGTCTCTACGCGCTGCAATCTTGGCCCTGCCGTAGAACACGGCGACGATCTCCAGATCTAGCTCGTCCAGGGGAATGTCGCTTTCCTCGGCGCAGGCTTTCCGGGCCAGCTTTGCGACTGCCTTGAGGCCAAGATGCGTGTAGACGGTGGCGATGTAGGTCTGATCGTCGCCGTAGCGGCCGATCACGGTATAGGTGGGTCCGTGCGTGCCGTCCATGGGGTTTCCTTCCGGTTGGTTTGGGTGCTGCAAGGCCGCGCCCCGGAGTCGAACCGGGGCGGCAAGCTCCAAGCGCGGCTAAGGGACGAGGTGGCCATCTATCGCGGCATAGTCGAGATAGAAGCCACGTTCGTTTCGAGTGGCTCGGTGGGGCATCCAGACCCACAGCGCGCCAGTAGGAGATCTCACGAATCGCAGGCCGAACACCTAGATCGCCTCCTCTCCGTAACGAGGCCGCCACAGCCCGGGATCCAACGGCCCGTCGATGGACTCGGGGACCATCCGCGACAGCTCACCGGCCTCGAGCTGACCGAGCGGCGCAACCGGCTCTTCGCCGATCCGTTCCATGCGGACCTCGTGCACCAGCGAGTCGTAGGCCGGCGCCGGTGCTCCGACCGGGTAGCAGGCGTTCAGGTGGGAGGCGATAGCTGCCGCGTCCCCGATCTCCGAGCGCCAGGCGACGGGCTGGCCGTCCCGCGTGTCGCAGACGTTGAAGCCGCCCTCGGTGTCATCAACGATCAGGAAGTGCGCCGCGGCCATTCAGACCATCTCCTCGGGTGCCTCGTCTTCGCCGTGTAGATCGGCTCCACTGACTGTCTCGGGTTCGATGTAGGTGCTTCGCGGCACTGGCTTGCCATCAGGTCCTGAAATCAGGTCCAGACTCGATGGCTCTGTCGGGTGGCCGGTGCTTTTAGTTCTGGGTCGTCCCTTCTCTGTGTCACACATCTTGAATCCCCTTTCGGGTAGTGGTTTGGGTAGCACCAACCTTACACCTTGTAAGGCAAGGGCGCAAGAGGGGCGAGCGTCCCCGTGCTTCAACCGCCGCTTCCGCGCGTAGTCTGCCGAGCCGTGGCCGCCTCCTACGGATCCCTGTCTCCCGTGCAACGCGAGGCGATCTACGAGCTCAAGAAGCAGAAGAAGAGCGGCAACGAGATCAAGCGGATCGTCGCCCGCGGCTACAAGGAATTGCACCCGTTCAGCGTGTCCGCCCAGCACGCCAACGCCATCGCCCGAAAGCTGATGATCGAGCGCGAGGAGCTGTTCGAGGCGAGCGTGACGAAGATGGCCGACGGGGAGGCCGTGGAAACGCTGGCCCGGCGCCTGATCGTGCTTGCCGATCGCGAGAGCCTGCGGCTTCAGAGGCTGCAGGCCAACGGCAAGCTCGATATCGCCAGGCTCACGAAGCTCGCCGGCGCCGTGACCAAACTGCAGGGAATGCTCGAGCGTATGGGGGAGAGCGGGAGCAACGGGAACGGCGAGGGTAAAAAAGACGACGCGCCAACCCGTGCCTCGTTCGCCGAGCGACTCCTACAGAAGGGCCAGGAGCCGCATGGGGGCGACGAGGCGCCCGCGCTGCCGATTCCCGCCGAGGTGGCCGACGTGATCGTCAGGGGTGCTGTGGGCGCGTCTGACCGTGCACCAGCGCTGGATCCAAAGGCACCGCCGGGCGCGTGACGTGGAAACGGACAGGCGATCAGCATCACCAACACGTTCTGCCCCTGCTTGACGAGGTTGAGCACGAGGAAAGCGAGGAGTGTGTCTGCGGGACCTCGCATCGAGCCGATAGAGCGTGAGGACGGGGGCATTGGGTGGCTCGTGACGCATCATTCCCTCGATGGCCGCGAGAGCCGTGGCAAGCAGCCACCCGAGCACAGGAAGAGGTAGAGCAGCAAGAGGAAGAGGCGGTGGTCGGGGAGGGTGCCTGGCGAACACCGCCGGAGTGTTAGGGCTCCGCTCTTTGGCCCCGATTAGGAATGGCCTGCCGTCTGAGCTACTCCCCGAGTTCGTGAGCCGAGCCGAAGCCGCAAGGCCGTGCAGCAAAGTCAGTGTGTCGCCCGTAGCCCACCCCAGACGACGTGCCGGTCGCTCCTCTACGAACGCTTAAGACGCTCGCCCGGCTCCCACCCTCGACCTGCCAGCCGAAGGTGACGTAAGGGTAGCGAAACCCGCAAGGCCGTGTCAACCAGCCATCACCGACAGGGAAGCCTGTACAGGGCAAAGGCGGCGAACGCTGAGAAGACCACCGGGCGACCCAGGGCCTTGGAACCCCGGGCCGCCCACAGAGCGTCAGGCCATCTCAGACGCATCGGGTGGATGAGCGAAGACTATCGCGCCACGCCGTGACCACCAGCCCCAAAGACACACAGCCCAACCGAAAGGCAGGAAGAGGTAACGGGCGGTGGTAGTGGTAGCGTTGGCCTCGCCGCGTTGTGAGTGAGTGGAAGGGCGAGGGTGGCGAACAGCGATCATCGCTCGACACGACGGGTCGATCCAGGCCTGAACACATACTCACTACTTCGTAGTTCTGCGATGAGTGTTGAGACCGACTTGGCTCTGTGCCTAGCAATACGGCCCTCATTTGGTCACACTTGCACTGGACTGGTGCGATTTCGACGCATCGAAATCCGAATCGGATTCGTGCCTGTAACTACCCCGCCACCCCCTCGAGCGCGCGTGGGTTCCCGGTCTCGCGCATATACCTCCTCCCCCACATCCACGACAAGCAGTTGACCCACCTGGTACTGTCACTACATGACCGGAACTCGCCCCCGAGGATCGACCATCCAGCTCCGCGTCACCGACGAGGAGAAGGCCCAGATCGCCGGCCATGCCGAGGCGACCGGCCAAACGGTGAGCGAATACGTCCGGGGTCAGGCGCTTGCCGGGCCGTGGCGGCCAAGAAAGAAGCCGCCGTTCGGACGGGAGGCCCCGACCCTCGAACCTTCGACGTCATCCGGGGTAGTTCCGGGAGGTGATGCGCATGAGCGGGACGCTCCAAAAACAGAGGGAACAGGAACCCCGCAAGTAGCTCAGCCGGAGGGCCAAGAGCAGTCCGGCCCTCCGGCTGACGATTCCCCCGAGATTGAGGAGCAGTTCGTCGAGCGCCGGACCCGCGAGCTCTACGGCCAGGGACGGATCCTCCGGGTTGCCCGGATGGAAGCCGAAGCGGAGTGGCGGGCGGCGCGTCGGGGGGAGCAATGAGCGCTGCGGTCCAAGTTCGCACGCAGGAAGGCATCGTCGAAGTCGACGAAGGCGCCGGCTGGCGCGAGGCCAACGAACTCGAGCGCTCGGCGCTGGCGACGGCCTTTATGCCCGCGCTCGGGGACGATCCGGAGTTCGCTACCGACGAGGTCCATGTGCTCGCCGTTGCCGAGCCGCTCAGCCCCGGGCTCCGCGAGCACTGGCGCGAACTCGTGCAGGGGCTTATCCGGAAGGGAATCGTCTCGGGTCCCGAGCGTACGGGTGGGCGGGGAGGGGGCGAGGCGGCCGGACTGCTCCGCAAAGAGCTCTACGACTGCTTTGTGGCCACCGGCGCCGAACCCGAGGAGGACGGCAACTGGCGGCGCCTGAACCCCGGAGAGGCGCTGGCGGCCGTGCGCGAGCTCCGGGCCGAAGTCGACGCCGAGCAGGGACCGGGCGCCCTAGGCCTTCTAAACGCCGGCAACGTCGTCGACGGCGGAGGGCCGCTCACCGAGGGCGAGTTCAAGCGTACGGTCAACGCCGCCGCGCGACAGTCGAACTTCACGCCGCCCTTTCCCGAGGAGGAGGGGTGGCCGTGACCTTCGACCCGCTCCCCTGGCGCCTGCGCTTTGCGGCCTGGCGCTGGCGGCTTGTGATACAACTCCGGCCGTGACACAGAAGCCCAAACCCCCGATGGTCCGGTTCCGCGTCACGGACGAGCTGCTCGCCCACGTGAACCAGGCCTGGAAAGACGCCGGCTACGCGAACCTGAGCGCCTACCTGCGCGCCGTGCTGCTCGAGCGCACCGTCGTCACCGTCGCCGACACCGGCGTGGTGATAATCCCGGCCGCCGGCGGCAGCACCGGGCACGATGAAGCGGTCAAGGCGGCGTTCATCAAGGCGTTCGCCGAGCTTGCCGGGTCCGGGGACGCGCACTCGGGTCCGGCCTCCACTTCCCCGGGCGAGGATGCCTCGCCTCCCGACGGGATGCCGCCGGCCGGTTCTGCCGATCCGGGCTCGGGGAAGGCCCCTCCTTACGAGCCCGACGATGTCGAGGAGACGTGCCCGCGCTGCGGTCGAA